TCACCAAATCAATAGGGCTTGCGGAAATCGCCGAGCGTGGGTGCCCCCACGTCCGGGTTGATGCGATGCTCGCTGGGGTCGCCGCTGTAGAACTCGGCGCCAGTGAGGCGCTCGGAACCCTGACCGAACACGTCGCCCTGGACGGCGATCTTGGTCCAGCGTGCGAGGCGCGTCACGTATTGACGGGCCATGTTGACCAGGTGCGCCATGGTGTAGTGGACGCGAAGCTGGATAGAACCGTCCTGCGTGGCCTTGGCCAGTGGCCGGGTTGCGAAGATCTCTTCGTCCATCACGCGCAGCTTGTCCAGCGTATCTCGGACGAAGGGTCCCATGGTGGACTCCTTGCTGTCCAGAGAGTTCACCGCCCGCATGGCAGGACCATCGTCCTCGAACCCCGAGTAGCCGAGATAGAAGAGGATGGCGGCCTTCTCTGCGGGTGTGAACGCCACTTACTTCGCCTTGGCCATCGCTGCCGCGGTTGCCACGGCACCCTTTGCGCGGGGGTCGCTGACCGGCAGCACGCGCTTGCCGGTCTCCAGCTCGATGACGGAGGGCATGGGATCGTTGCCCTCCTTGAACACGCGCTTGGTGGTGTACGCCTTGGGGACGCGCACCTTCTGCTTGGGCTTGAGCGTCACGGTGTGGTTGTCGAGTTGGAACTTGGCGGGGGCATCGCTGATGTTGATGCACTCCTCGCAGTCGTCGTCGATCTCCAATAGGTCGTCGGCCATGGTATCCTCCCGTTGAAAGTGAGCGGTTGATACACGGGGTGCACTCCAGTGCACCCCGTTGTCCTTCGCTCACTCCGCGCGGAACGCGATGTCCTTGATGAGCAGGTGCGCGTTGGGACGCATCACCTTGGTCTGCAGAGCGCAGTCCAACTGGAACGCCTCGAAGTTGCCGTTGGCCGGCAGGTTGATGAGGTTGGCGACGAGCGGCTCGAAGTTGACCGCCCCCGTCATGTCCTGCTCCTGCGGCAGGCCCGCCAGCGGTACGCGCGCCGCGATCTTGCCGCGAGCGATGCGGTTGGGACTGGTCGGCAGATACTCGAACGCGATGCTGTCCTCGCTGAAGAAGGCGAGGTAGCCCGACGGCACGCTGATGTCCTTGAACACCGGGATACCGTTGATCTCGACCGAGTGGAAGCCGAGGCTGATGTTCAGCTTCTGGCCACGGATGTAGACGTCCTGGTTGACGCGGCGGTTGTCACCAGCCAGCTCGCACAGCAGGCGCCAGATGTTCGACGTGGTGATGCCGAACGTGGGGATCTTGCCACTGGCGTTGAACACCAGCTCCAGCCCGTACTCGATGAGGCTGAGGTTGACGGCGCGCGGGATGCCACCGTTGCCGAGCGTGATGCCCGCCCACTGCGGGAACAGCGCCCGGTTGATGTTGGCGTACGTGCCGGTGCCACCCAGCGGACCGTTGGCGGCCAGTGTGACGCCGAACAGCAGCTGGGGACCAGCAGTACCAGCGCCAGCCCAGAAGTCGTCGTTGACGAGCTTGCCGGCACGCTGGCGCGCCTGGGTCAGCTTGAGCAGGAACAAGTCACCGAGCTGGGTGCGGCTGAACTGCGCCGCGTCCTCCGCCAGACCGGTGATCTTGATCGCGTCACCGTACTCGGCCCACGGCAGGGTCGCGAGGATCTCGGTATCGGCGTTGAACGTGGTGACGAGCTGCCCGTCGTCGAACACCTGGCCCGTGGCCGTGCCGACCGTGACGTCCCACGCGAGGTTCTTACCCATACCCGGCATCTTGGGCATGAGGTTGGAGGTCACGATCGAGCGGTTGTACTGCGGAACGATGCGCTCGCGGATGAACTGCTCGAGTGCCCCTTGGACTGCGCTGAAATTACTGTCAGCCATCGCGGCTCCAATGTGGCCAGGTGTTGCTGCTGCGCACTGACGCGGCGCCGCTTGCGAACTGCCCTAGCCCCGGGCCGGCGATCTCCAGATGGGAGAGGAGTGGTTGAGTAAATAAGTGGCACGGTGCCCCGCGCGGCGCAAGGGCCTACCGCGCAGCGGCGCTAAATCGGCGGAACTGCACGTGAAGATCGCAACCCCGGTGGCGACCACCGGCAGTGCAGAACCGCACCAGGCCCCTGCCGCCACCATAGGCCAAGTCGGCGCACCACTCGCTGCCGCCGCAAATGGTCCGCCAGGTGGCCCAATGTGCTGCCCCGCTCAGGTAGCTGCCGGGGACCGTCAGCTCCCACGCCGCGCACGGTGGGTGGTGCGGCACGGGCGTCATCGCGCCGCAGCTGACTCGTCCGCCAGGTTCCGCGGTGACCACGGAGGTCTGAAACCTGGACTCGTGCCACGCGATGGCTAGCAGGTGATCCGGGGGCACGCGGTACACGGCCCCGGCCAATACAGCGGCGGCCACCTGCGCGGGTGGAGCGCCGGTGGCCGCCTGTAATCGCAAGTACAGCAGCAGGAGACTGATCACGTTTCACGCGCAGTGCAAATCTCCCTCAGCCACCGGTCCGGATCCTTGCATTCCACGCCGTTGACGATCACCTGCACGTTGTAGGTAATCGTATTTCGCGGGATGCGCATGTGGACGATCTTGTTCTGCTCGTCCACGTAGTGCAGCGCTGCCTGCATGTGCGGGTGGACGCTGCTCGTCTCGTGGCGCTCGCCATCACTGTTGACACGACCGATGAGCACGTGGACGCCATCGTTCTTGGCCTCCACGTGGACACGCACCACCGGCCAACCGCGCTGGGCCGTCACAGCTTCCCCGGAAACAGAATGTCGGCCAGCTGCTCGCTGTTCTCGATCTTGCCGCTTCTGCCGGTGTTGTTGTTGCCGCTGCCACCGCGGCTACCACTGCCACCCGCGCTGACCGGAGGCGCGAACTCCTTGCCCAGCTCGCTCTTGGCCCACTTCTCCACGCCATCCGCCAGGGGGAGGAACTCGCCGTCATCGTCCCTCCACACGACCTTGCCGCTTTCCTTGTCGCGGACGATGTTGGTGCCGTGCAGCTGCGCCACTGCCACCGGCAGCAGCACCGGCTTCACCTTGCCCGTCAGGTGCTGCTGGAGCAACTGCTGCTCCTCACTGCGGTCACGAGCGCGCTGCTGCTCCTCGGCCGCAGTCTTCCACTTCTCGGCTGCGGCCCGGGCCTCCTTCAGCTCCTTGTCGGTCTTGGCGAACCGCGCCTCCAGCTCCGGGCTGAGCTGCCCGGGTTGCTGCTTCGGCTGTTCCGGGGGCGGTGGCAGGTGGGATTTGAGCAGCTCGGGCAGCTGCTCGGTCAATCCCTTGATGGCGTTGCCGACACCATCCTCCACCAGTTTCTGCATCTGCTTGGCAGTGCGCTTGTCGCGCTCGGCCATGCCAGCGTGGAACAACTTGTTGAACGCCTTGGTGAACTTCTCGTCGATCTCCGGGTCGTCTTCGTCTGCCATACATCCTCCGTTGGTCTAGGCGGCTCGCTTGAAGAACTGCTCCCACGCTGGCCACTCCACGCGCCATGGTACCACGGCGCACCGGCAGCAGGGGTGGAGGGGTGGATGATCCACGCCCTCCGGAAACGGCTCCTCCGGTGCGACGGTCACGTTGTTGAGCGACCAGCACCAGGGGCACACCTTGCGATCATTGGCCGCGTCCCACCGCTTGAGCCATCCGGGGTCCTCGCGGTTGGCGGCCTCCAGACCCTGCACCTGGATTTCACCATACGCGTTGACCAGCTCAGTGCGCGCCAATCGCTCGGCATCGGCGTAGTTGCGAAAGAACTGGCGCTCGGCCACGCCCTCCGCCACTGCCTCTGAACCACGGCGCTGCAGGGTGCGCAGCCGCACGTCACCCCCGGCCAACAACCGCCTAGTCATCTGATCGATGGTCTCCCCGCGGATCAGGCTGACTGCCAATGTGTCGCGCATGCGCGCCCCGGCCGCACCGGCGTAGCGGGCCGCGCTGCTGGCGAACCGCGTGTGCAGCACATGATTGGCATCGCGGATTACCAGGGCACTATCGAACCGCAGCGGCGGTGTCGCCATCGCGAAATGCTTCTCGCCCGCCTCGGCCACAGCGCGCAGGTGTTTGACGGCCCACCCGCTGGCCTGCTGCGCGTCCCGGGTCACGTCGCGCCGCGCCGCTGGTGCCAGCTCGTGCTCGATCGTCCTGATTGCTGGCTCCAGCTGCGCCAGCAGCGCGCGGTGGGTGTGCACGGTATACGTGTCGCCACCATCGCGCTGCTGTAAGAACTCCACCAGCCCCGCGGCAGTCTCGTCGCGGGCCCTCCTCAGCACGGGAAGGATGGCGCGCAAATCGGGTTCGCTCAGCCGTTGCACGGCCAGCGCATTTGCCCGAATTGCGTCGCCCAGTTCTGACATCAGAGCGGCTCGATGTGCCGATCGTCAGGCATGGGTGCGGTCACCGACACGCTGATGGTCAGCTTGCCGCCCGCCGGCATGGGTGGGCTGGTGTCGACGCCCACCACCGTGGTGCCGGCTCCCACGCCATGCAGCACCACCAGGCGATTGTCACCAGGGTCCACGCTGGCGCTGACCACGGCCGAGTTCCCCACGCTCAGCACCAGTGGAGAGGAAATGTCCTCCACCTGGCTGGGGTTGTTGTTGGGATCCTGGCCGTACACCTTCACGCGCTGCTGGATCGTATCACCCACCTGCAGGGTCTTGGTCGCACTGCTCATCGCTGTTCTCCTTGTCGATCGAGAAAAATTCGCGCACGCTGGGCATCAGCTCGCGCCTAGAATCGAGTAGTTCTTTCCCCATGCGGTGCGCGTCAGCCAGCCACCGGCAGATCCACGGGAACCGATGCATCAGTGATGCCTCCGTAGGTACGCGTACCATTCCGCGCCCTCCTGAGGGTGCTCCTCTGCATCGTCCAGCATCTGATCCTTGAGCAGCTCCAGTTGTCCTAGGCGTTCGGCCACATTGCTGGTGCCGGTGTACTTGACTTCGTACGCACCGCCAGGCATCGTCGCAATCACCATGACACCGGTGTAGCGCTCCGGATGCTTGGCGTAGTAGCGCAGCACCGCGGCCACACCTGCGACGGTGTCCTCCAGATTTACCACCTCCACTGTCACCCGACGCTTCATGGCCGCAATACCCGCATGCTGCATCCGATGAGCAGCGTTCTTTGGATGCGCCCCTGGTCGCGTCCCTGATCGTCCATCCATCGCTTGCCGAGCATCGTGTAGCGCACGTGCAGTGGACCCTGCCACGCGGCGTAGACGCCGTCGCGGCTGTACCCCAGGACGATGTCGCCATCCTCCAGGTCATCCACGCTGCACCACACATCGCGCATCAGTTGTACATCGCTCCTGGGCACTTGGGGCGCATGTGCTTGGTGCTGCCGCACTGGCTGCACTTGGCGGGACGCCGATCATGGCGAGCATTGCGCTCGTCCGGCGGCTGCGGCGCGTTGCCGCGATACGCCGCGCTGAGCGAAGTGCGAGGCATGCGATTGTACACGGCGGCCATCAGCCCGGTGGGCTGACCATCGATGGTCAGGATGGCCCCATCGGGTGTCTCCTGAATGGCGACCTTGCGTGGGATCACACCCAGACACTGGCTGCACGTGGCGGGCGTACTGTTGGCACCGTGGGGGCAGCTCATGCTGGCTCCTTCTCTGGTGGTGGAGGAGGCTCCTCGCCGTACTTCGGTGGTGCGGGTGGCGGCGGTGCCATGAGCTGCTCCTGGGTGATGGCCATCTCCAGTTCCTTGCGGACCCTGGTCATGACCTCCTCCGGCGTGTCGTCACCAAGTAGGGTGCGCAGCAGGCGCCACTGCATTTCCACCAGCGCGGTGGCGGACTTGATGCCAACCGGCTCCAGCTCCACCACCTGTTGGATCATGTTGTCCACGTCTTGGATACTGAAGTGTTCGTACCCCTGCAGCTGCGGGGCCTCCTCGCTCTTGCGGCGACCAGCAGCCAGCATCACCATGACGTGCTGCGCGGCGGCCAGCAACCGCTTGCCGATGGCGCCGAGCAGGATCTCCTGTGCGATGCTGTCCTGTTTCTTGCTATCAGCGCTGCGACGGAGCATGGCGCCGCTGGTGTCTTGGCTGAGCGCCATGTGGCCGGTGCTGCGCATGATAGCGTCGCGCTGCTGCTGCAGGCTCTTGTGGCCGACCTCGGCACCAGTCATGTCGGGTGCCACGTACCGCGCGTCGTCGTCCTTGCCGCGCACTTGGACGATGTTGGGCCCTCGCACTGCGTGGGCGCGATTGGGGTTGGTCTGATTCTCCGGCACCGGCGTGTCGATGCCAGGCATCTCCTGCCCCAGGAACTCATACAGTTGCTGGTAGTACGTGGCGATCCACTGGAACGACTCGCCGTTGCTGCGATTGAAGTAGTTCTTGCACAGCGACTCCAGCATGTCGCCCACGTGCAGGTAGGTGTCGCCGTTGCGGCACAGATCGAACTTCAGCCACGGTACGACGCCGAAGCTGTGGTCGCCCTGATCCACCGGTGGGATGAAATCGTCTGGCTGCGGCTCGCGGCGCTGGCTCTGCGGACTGGTGTCGATGGTGACCTCGTAGCGGTACCACTTGTCCGCAGTCCACAGCGTCCAGCAGCGCACCTCCGTGGTGCGGGGCTTGGTGGGGTCGTCGTCCGGGATCTTGCACTCGTAGGTGCGCACCCACTGAAGGTGACCGTTCTGCTCGGACCAGTCCACCACGCAGTCGGTGGGCCACAAGCACGGATATGCCCGCAGGCTGCCAGCTGCCTCCTGCTCACCCAGACTCTTGCTGACCGTGTCGGGTGGGGGCATGTCGCATTGCAGCCACGCCCAGCCGCACACCAGCGCCTCCACGGCCCAGGCGCGCACCACCTGATCCAGTGGCCGCTGCTCGCTCTCCGGACCTGGGGGCGCAGCATTCTCCAGCAGTGCCGTCCAGTAGGCGTCCCGCGTACCGGCCTCATCTTCGTTGAGCGCGGCCAAGCGGATGGGGTCCTGCGCCAGACCCGCGCTGATCTGGTTGATCACCAGAGCGAATAGGTTCTCGTAGAACGCGCGCCGACGCCGCTCGTCGTAGGTGGACGGCTTCTCGTGGAGGTGCCGTGGGAACACCTCCGTCATCACGACGTCGTCCTTTAGTAGATGGCGCCCGCCCCTGTACAGCGCGTGCAAGCAGCGCAGGCTCCCCAGATCCACGCGCGGGTGGCACTGCTTGAGCCGCTTGTACTGAAAGACGGGCGCGTCGGTCATGAGATCAGTGCCCCACGCAGATGTAGTCGTACACCGTCTGCGCGATGTCGGTGGTCACGGTGATTGCCGTGGCACTGGTGGTGTACACCGGCTGAGTCGCGGTGCCCTGCGGGCGCAGGATGCAGCTCGGCGCCGTGCCGTACGTCGTGGCAAACGTGATGGTGCACGTGGTGGCGGTACCACCCGTGGTCACGGTGCCAGCGACGTCGCTGCCTACGATGGTCGGCGACGGCGTGCTTCCGCAGCTGCTGAGGGCGGGCGCGCTGCCGGTGGCCAGCATGTGTCCGGTGCTCGCGACGACCAGGTTGCCGTTGAAGGTATCGGTGCCCTTACCACCAGTCACCCAGCCGGCAGTGGCATCGTACTCCAGCATGATGCTCTGGTGTGGCACGACCACTTGGCTGACGCTGCCGGGAGTAGTGAACCGGTTGGCCGCCAGGCTGTTGCTGTCGCCGCTAGTGAGCGTGATGTTGCCGCTGGAAGCGTCGTTGCGGATCCACAGCAGATCACCATCCGCAGCTGTGGAAGCGTCCAGGCCGGTGAGCGTGGAGCCACTGGCGTTGGCCACCATGCGGACGATGCCCGTCATGCCTTGGTTGTTGGCCACCTTGACGTCGTTGTTGTTGCCTGACGTCAGCGTGATGGTGGCAGCCTGCTTCCCCAGGTTGATGCCCGCTCCGCGGGTCTGCTCGGCGTGTCCGCATGCGGTCGTCACGAGTGCCAGTGTCATCAAAAATGCGATCTTCTTCCTCATTGCCTCTGTCTCCTTGTGTGGATGTGTCACCCTAGCAGGGGCTAGGGAAGAACCAGTGTCGCGTCGTCCACAGTCAGTTTGCGGTTGGCGTTGATGGCCTTCCAGGCCTCCACCCGCAGCGCGCCGGCCAGGCGACGATCCCAGTGGTTACTGGGAGGCAGCTGGGCCAGCGGAATGCACACCAGGTTGTTGCCGACCGTGCTAGTGCGGATGCGGCAGCTGACCTCGCGCCAGCGTCCCACCACGTCAGCGTCCGTGGTACCGATGATGACTGGGCGCTCCAACCGGATCAGTCCGTCCGGAGCGTCCACCAGCAGCTGCAGCAGCACGCGCGGCCGACCGACGAAGCAACACGCACCACCGCGCGGATCGTAGCCATACTGCTGCTGCGCCTCGTGGGCCAGCAGCTCCAGCTTCTTCTCCACGGTGAGTTGCTCGCGGTCCACCCGATCCATCGGGCGGCCATCGGGGCGAAGGCCAGGCGTGCTCACAGTTCCCTCTGCGCCTTGTCGATGCGCTGCTGGTGGTGGTACGCCTGCCTCAGCTCGTCCACCACGAGCATGTCACCGGAATAAAAGAATTCGCAGAACTTGTCCTTGCGTGCCCCGCACGCGGGGCACTCGACGCCGAACGGCTTGGCGCGCCTCACGCGGCCACCTTGCCGGGGCACGGAGGAAGAACTCGAGCGTACACCGCCATCATGGTGTACGCCTTCCCGCACTTGAGGCAGGTCGCCATGTCCCGGGTGGGATCGCACTTCAGCGCGTGCTGCGCCGTAGTGTCTTCCTCGAAGTGCAGCTCGATGCGGGGGCTACCGTTTTCGCTCATTGGGATTCTCCTGGCAGGGCGATTGGCCGTGGCTGACACCCACCGCTTGTGGGCACGTGCCACCACCGCGGTGACCGCACCCTAGCACAAGGGCAAGTAGGATCACAAATTTCACATTACCGCCTCGTAGCTGCCCTGGGTCAGGGGTGGCTTGGCGCGATACATCTTGTTCCACCCATGTGCCGCGGCGTCCACGTCGTCGTCGTGCAGGTCGTTGAGACCAGTGAACGCGCGGAACACCCTCACCATGGGATTGACCCACTCGGCGCACTGCGGATCGTTGGGTACCAACACGCGCCCTCCGTTCCACGCGCTGGCCACCGGCTGGCTGCGTGTAAACTTGTCCTTACCACCGTGATCGCACTCCACCACGCGCAACTCGGGATCCTGGTCGCGAAGCATCTGCGGCACGGACTTGAACCCCGCCACCGCCTCGCACACCACCAGCAGGTTGTACCGCTGCTGCACGCTGCGAATCTGCCGCACCAGCTGCGGGATCTCCACCTGCAGGCGGATACACTCGTAGATCCACATGCGGGTATCGATGCCGTAGCCCTCCATGGCCAGCACCATGATGATGCTCCAATCGGCCTTGGTGCTGGCCGTGGCAGCGGGATCCACGGAGATGCACCCGCGCTTGCCGGCCCACCGGAACTCGGTGGCTTTGCGATAGGTGACCGGCTCGTGAAAGACACTGGTGCCGATGCGCGGTGGCACGCCCTCGTACATCCCATTCCACCAGTGCTCGCCGATGGTGGTGCGAATCTCGGCCAGGTGGCCGTCGTGGCCGCAGGGCTTGGTGCAGATCTCGATCGGGTACTTGTCGGGCCACGCGGGAACGCCCGGGCGTCGGCCGAGCGCGTCCTTGATACCCTCCTGGCTGATGGCCGGGACGTTGATATGGTCCCACTTGTGCTCCTTCAGCAGCCAGCCAATGAGATCGTCCTCGTGCCAGCGCGTGTGCAGCACGATGATAGATCCACCCTGCAACCGCGTGAAGGCCACGGTCTTGAAATTCTCTTGCACCGTCTCGCGGATGGTGGGACTGTTGGCGTCCTTGTGATCCTTGTACGGATCGTCGTACACCAGCAGCCCGGGCACGCGGTTGCCGGTGAGACCGCTGCGCGCGCCGCCCGCCAGCAGGCCACCGCCCTGGTGCAGGTGCCACTCACTCATCGCCTTATTGTCGCGCGTGACCATCAACCCCGCCTTGAGCGCCATGGCGCGGCACACGCGACTCTTCTTGAGCGCCTGGCGCTCGTTGTAGCTGACATACGCGCACAGGTCGCTGGGGCTCAGGCTCAGCCACCACACCAGGCAACGCAGCAGCATGGTGGTCTTGGCGTGTCCAGGTGGCATGGACAGGCAGATGCGCAGCTGGCGCAGTCGGGCCTGCTGCATGACGTCCAGCAGCGGACGCACGTGTTCGGGTGGCGGCTCCCAGTACCACAACCGCCGGATAAATTGATCTGGCGTCTCCCCGCCCACCAGTGCCTGCAGGCCCTCCAGCAACTCCCTCTGCTCGTCCTCAGTAAGCAGCTCCAGCTGCTCGGCCTCGATGTCGAACAGATCTAGCAGGTCGGCGTCGATCACTCGCACGCCTTGCAGTGACCGCACTCCTCGCGGTGGCACTCCCAATCGCCACCGCGCAGCGCCACGCAAAAATCCTTGAGGTTGGAGTCGCCCTGCCAGCAAGCCTTCTGCTCGTCCGCCTCATGGCACTGGCGCACGCCATCGTCATTGGCCTCCGTCAGCGCGAGGCTGCGGGCGTAGCCCATGGTGCGCGCGGTGGCCACGCCACGCCCCACCACGTCCGTGGACCACGGGTGGCCGAAGCACATGACGACCAGCAGGAATCTCACGAGAGTTCCTCGTCGCTCTTCTTCGGCTCGGGCAGGCGGCCTCGGACCTTGTCCAGGAGCTGCATGATGCGCTCCCTGGTGCTGGTGGTGGTGAGGTTGATGTTCGCGTCCAATGCCACCGTCATGGGGCGATCCAACGCATCCAGCTCTCGTAGATCGTGCACCAGTCGGCGCAAGGCGTCCACGTCGATTTCCACGATCGCCTTGCCAGTGACGGCGTCCACCACCTGCTTGTGCTCGCTGTCGCGCAGGGGCTTGCCGGCCAGCGCGATGCGGTACAGGTGCTCCAGGCGTCCGCGGGCCTGGTCGCGGCGCGACTCGGTGTCCAGCTTGCCCAGGTGGGCCCAGCTGCGTCGGATCTCGTCCACCAGGTACGCGGCGTCACTCTGATCCAGGCCGTGGTGGTTCTGCAGGTGCAGGATGGCCAGGTCGCGATCCAGGTACGTGGCGTAAGCGTGCTCGGCGTGGCCGAGGTACTCGGTCCACTTCTCGAGCATCGCCTGGAACCGCGTGCCGAACACCCACTACAGGCGTACGGCACAGTGCCCTGGTCGCGCAAGGCCCACCCATCGGCCACATGTCCTTAGATGGACGGGCGGGTGTCCGGGCCCGGGGCGGTGCACTACCTCCTCACTTCCCCAATTCTACCCACATGTAGGTGAAGCGCGATATTCCCTAAGCGTTGCACCAGGTTGCTTGACTTACTTCACCCCCTTTACTAAAAAGGGGGGTATGAATTAAAGGGTGCCGGGTAGAGCAAACCCCGCGGGCCTACGCAATTGCGCCAAGGGGGGAGTATGTAGCACTTGTAAAGCAACCCCGCGCTGCTCCTAGCGAATTCGGCTACTCCCCACGTGCTTTACCCGGTGCAAGTAAAGCACTTGCATCTATCGTACCGCTGTCTTTACTCTCGCTAGGTAGCCGCGCTGGTTCTCAGGTACACCGTTTGCATGGTGGCGAACAAGCCACTCGGCACCAGTCCACGTGGCCACCCACCAACCGTGATGCATCACGTGGGGCAGTCCCTCCCACACGTACAATCCGGGAACACATGCGCAGCGCGTGTGCCACGTATCCCACATGCGGCACGCGTTTAAGTCCACCTGCGCTTGATCCCACTTGACGAACGCCAGGTCGCCCAGCGCCGCTATCTGCTCCAGCAGCGTCACTTCCTGCGGTGCCTTCGCCCCACCCGCCAGTCCAGCTCTGTGTTCAGCGCCCAGCGCGGCCCCCGGCCCTTGTTCGCCGGCAGCTCCAAGTCGGGCCATTGCACCCACGTCAGCTGCTCGCGCCACCCCTGCGCCCGGTACCACACCGGGTCCAGCTCCAGCAGCTTGGCCCGGTGACGTGCGTGCACCTCCGGCATCCCCATCCACGAGGGGTCCCACCACCGGGCATGTATCGCGGGCACCGCCTGGTTTTTCCGCCCGGGCTGCACTGTCACCAGGCAGTCCGTCGGCCCCTGCAGCGCTCTCAACATCCGGGCAGCTGACTCGGCGTGGGCCTCGTACACCTTGTAGAATCTACCGTGTTCGTAGTCGCCGCTGCTCTCTTCGCGGTGCAGCTGTTCCCGGGCCGCCGCAAGTCCGTAGCACACCAGCGCCGGCAGCGCGCCGCGCCACGCGGGGTGCACATTATCCAAGCGGGGTGGTACTCGTGGAAACAACATATCTGCATCGCTAGCGTCGTGCAACCTGGCCGCCTCCCCTGCCACCCAGCCCAGGTGCTCGCTGCTGAGCGCCCGAGCGCTGCGCAGCAGCCCGGGCAGTGGTACCGGCACGTTCTCGCCGATCACAGATCCCTCCCCAGCGTCAGGCCACCGTCCTGGCGCGCGTAGTTGGTCAGGCGTAAGAAGGCAGTGACGTCAGTGCTGACCGCCACCACCTGCTCGCTCACCAGGTTGCCAGCCAGCGTGGTCACCAGCACCAGCACGCCAGCGTCATTGCTGCCCTCGAACACCATGTCCACACCCTGGCAGCACACCGTGCAATGGTTGACGATGCGCAGCTCGAGGCGCGTCTCTGACCGTACTTGTGCCTTCATAACACCCTCCTCGCCGTGCGCACCAGGTGCAGCAACGTCTCCAGCGCGTTGTGCCGACTACCCAGCAGCCAGTAGAGCGCCGCCATCTCGCCCTTTTCTCCGATGATCGGCTCGATCTCTGCCACCAGCTCGTCCCATGCGGCCAGCGCGCCGGCCAGCTCCGCGCGCACTTCCCCAATGCGCGCGTAGTGCATCTCGCCGGTCATGTTACCATGGTCGTCGAGCCGCTCGTGGTAGCTCGGCTGCTCGCTGCAGCACTTCGGGGTGCACTGAAACACGCAGTGATAGCCTGGTTGAGCAGGGCACACCGGGCACGGCTCCGATATCGCTGACATCACCATCGGTATCGCTTCTCTCAGCGCGTCCATGATTCCAGTACCTCCCACGTCTTTGGGTAGCGGGCCCGGGCCACTGCGACCCCGGCGCTCTGCGGACTGACCTCGGTGTTGACCCGAGCCAGCTGCTGCAGCTCCAGCAAGCTGGGCACCGGCTGCCCGGCCAGGTCCAGCGCCAGCGGCGCGGCCAGCTCGGCCTGCAACTGCTCCACGCCGTGCTCGGTCATCTCCGCGATCTTCAGTGGTACCGACCCGCGTAGGCTGCGCAGTTCCGCCTGCAGCATGTCCACCAGCAGGCGAGCCGCAGCTCGCGCCGCGCCGTGATCCTCCGGCATGGGGCATCCTCGGGGCCCCTGCGGCGCGGCCAGCTCCAGTGCCTCCGCCAACGGCACCAGCACCGTCTGCTCCCACACGGAGCGCAGCACCCTGTTATCGGGTGGGCGCAGGGGCGCCAGGTGCCGCAGCCACTCCAACCAGCTCATCGCACCAGCTCCTTCTTCCTCCTTGTGTCGGCCTTGGTCAGCCGCCGCTCCCACGTGAACTTCCCGCAGTCGCACCCCGGCATCTTGCAGTAGCCATGCCCCAGCAGACCCGCGTGGGTGTTGGGCAGTACCACTTTGCCGGTGGCATCGCTGGGCACGTCGCCCACGTGGCCGCAGGTGCACATGCTCGCTCCGTAGCTCATCTGGCCTCCTCTTTCTCCGCCGAGCTTACCGCGGCGGCGCTTTCAGCACAATGCCTCGTGTGCGCGTACCCGGTGGCCCTGCACGGTCACCTCCGTCACCTCCAGCTCGCCACGCTCGGCGGCGCGCAGGCGGCGGGCCCGCTCCAACAGCTGGGCGCGCAGGGCGCGCAGGCATTTCTGAAACTCTCGTTTGGTCATGTCAGTGCAGCTCCGCGCGCTTGGCGCAGCCAGAGTCGTTCTCTGGCAACACACGCACGCGCAGTCCCTCGACCACCTCGTAGCGCCACATGGTGCCCTCCACCAGCGGCTTGGCGGAGTACTGCTTGGGGTCCCACACGGCGACTCGCAGACCCTGGTACTCGGCCGGCTGCTCGCGCAGCACGCCGTAGGTGGGCAGCTGAATGTGGCAAGTAACCACCTGCCCATTCACGTTGCGGTCATCCTTGCCCCAATGACCGGCCAGGTGGCTGCGGTAGTTGCTGCTCACCGTGACGCCTTCGCACTCGGCGCTCAGTTGGCGCACGTGTAGGCGACCATCGCCCCACTCCACGTAGGCGTACACGGGGTACGTGTCAGGCTCCACGCGAACGGTCTGGTGCCACGCGGCAAACTGCTGGGGCAGTTCCACGTCACGCGTTGCGGTGAGGGTGTGGGTGCCAACCTTGATTTTGAATGTCGTCATGCCACTACTCCATTGCTATCCCCGTGCCGAACCGCTCGAACAGCCATTTCGGCTACTTCTGCGTCGACCGTGCACTCTCGTTTACGGGGTCGTTAACCAGCGGCCACCACCCCATGGAGGCGTTCCGCGCCAGCACCAGGCCCTCCACGCCCAGCGTGGCCACCTGCCACCGCGTTCGCCACTTGGGCGGCAACGCGAGAGAGACCGCGGTGTGCCCAAGCAGCACCGTGGGCGCCACCACCCAAAATCGCTCGCCGTGCTGCCCGAACAGGGGATTCGCCTCCAGGCCCGCGCGCCCGATGCGGTAGGTCTCCTGCTGGTCGGCCAGGTTGGCCAGCTGGCAGCCGGCCTCCAGGATGGTATCGCGCTTGGTCCACCCGCCGCAGCCGATGCTGGAGACGATCACTACCGTCATGGCGCGTCTCCTAATCATTGCCAACACGTCCACGTGCTCGCCGCGTGCGTCGCGCACAGGCGGATTACTGGAGAGCTTGTAGGGCGTGCCGGGGGCCAACCACTTGGCCAGCTCGCGCCAGCGCAACCACCGGCCCGGTGCTGCCCTCTTCCAGCGCTTGTAGTCGCGCCTGCCACTTGGCCGGCTCCTGCGGTGCTGCTTCCGGTCACTCATCTCTGCTCCCTTTGCTAAGCCTACACCGCCACCCAACCCGCCGCTACCGGGTCACCGGCGTGAGCATCACCGCGCGGCGCGTCCAGCTGCTGCCGTCCGACATCGTCCACACCACCTGCTTGGCGGTGCGCTTGGTGATTGCCACCACCGTCAATCGCTCGCTGCCGTAGTTCAGCGTATCGCCAACAACCACTTCGCTCGACTGGATCACCATGTTCGTCATGCTCTTGGGTATTGCACTCGCGGTGCCAACACTCACACTCCGTGCTTCCGCGCGGTTGTGATCACAGTGTGGCCGTCTGTTAACACCGCCGCCAACTCTGGGTTACTTCCCCTCCAACACCCGGCGCACCAACCACAGGGGCCGGTTCGCGCCATTGGCAGTGCGCGGATCGGCATCCAGCCTGGCCATGTCGGCCTGCCATTTGGCAACATCGCGGCCATCGCTCGGCGGTGGGATCTTCATAGCGCCATCAGCAGTTCGGTGTAGTCGGCTGCATCCCCGGTGCCACGCCTACCACCACGTGTTCCTGCTCGGTTATCGGTACGGTGATAACGGCCGTTAACGCCCTCGCCAATTTCCGTTTACGCAGGTACTCACCGCGGCAAATGGGGCAGTGGCGCACGCTGCTGCCCCGGTTCTTCATGCGGCGCTCCTCCCTGCGGGGGCCGCGCCAGGTGGCCACCAGCACCCACTCGATGCCCGCGTTGCGCACGTGGTGCAGCAGCCGCGCCCCAGCACCCTCCCAGTGGTCCGCCATGCGCCCCATCAGGTCCGTGGTCCAGCCCAGATAGTGCCGCGCGTGGCCGAAGGGCTGCTTGAAGTGCAGCAAGTAGATGGTGCCCTCTTTCACGTCCGCTCCTTGGCTGCGCATTTGGGGCAGCGCCATCGGCCCGGTGCCACCTGCTGCAGCGAGTCCACAAATTCGTGGCAACCAGCGCAGTGCAGGCCGAGGATGGGGTTGGGCACGGGGTCGCGCCGTGACTTGGTCACCGTTCGCCTCCCTAGAAAGCCTTGTAGCATGCGGCCACCATGACCGCGAGCCAAATGAAGAAGCTGCTCCACGCCCCCGAGGGCAGCGGGCGCCGCGTCTTCGCGACGACCGGGGTGGCGTGCACCGCCACTGGCGTCTCCAGGCCCACCACCCGGTCCATGCCGACCGCCCAGCAGATGTAGCTGGGCGCCGCGGTGGTGGCGACCTTGGTGAAACGACCCTTGCTGTCCCGGGGTTGGCTGCGCTTCATGCTCCCGAGCAATGCTTGGAGCGTGCCGAGCAGGACGTCGATGATCTTCCGCACAGTTCTCCTCGTAGTGTTAACCGTGGTGCACATCGGTGTTAACGGCGGGCGTTGGCACGCAGCCCTGCAGCTTATCGTTCCGCGTGCAGTGCGGGGGCGGCGGGATCACCACCGGTCCGTTGGGGTTGGGCAGCACGGGGTAATAGGACGGTGCGCAGGCACCCAACACTAGCAGGATCAAGGTCTTCCTCATCGCTCCAGCTCCCTATTCAGCCATACTAGCCACGCCGCGCGATGGCTGTATGGCACGCGGTGATACACCTCGCACAGCTGCGCCACGAGCCCCGCCAGCGGGCTGGCCGCATCCTGGGTGGCCGCCAGGTTGCGGGCCCTGATCAGCGCCTCGGTGGCCTTGCTCTCGGCCTCCCACGCCAGCACCTGCGCCGCGTCCTCCCACTTGCGCAGGAACGGCAGCCGGTTGCGCGTCACGTTGCCCACCGCGCCCTCGTCGTTCACGGCGGCGCTGTACACGCTGCCCACGTGCGCCTGCACCGGCCACACCCAGCGCTCCTCGGTGAGCTTGCCGTCGCTGATGCCCACCATGATCGGCATAGCCGACTTCTTGCCCTTGACGGGACACACGCCCGTGCACACCACCTCGATGGTCCTCACGGCAACGCCTCCAGCGCGGCCACCACCTGCGCGGCGCTGCAGGGCTTCTCCAGGTAGGGCACGCCGTACCCCGCCCCCTGGCTGCTGAGGAACACGAACCGCGCCGCCAGGGTCGGCTCGTACTCCCTGGCCCACGCCAGCAGGTCGAGACCCCAGCCGCCCGCCTTGAGGTCCACGTCGCACAGCACGTGGTACCAGCCCGGGCAGGTCGCCATCTCCTCGATGGCCTGCTGCACCGTGGTGCAGTGCCGCACGTCCCACCCGGGGCGCAGGCGCGCCAGCGCGCGCATCACGCTGCGCGCCACACCCGCATCGTCCTCCACGTAGCAGAGCCTCACGACACCACCTCCAGCTGTCCCATGTCGGGCCGACCGTCCACTGCCTCCGGATGCGCGACCTTGATGATGGCGTAGGCGCGCTGATACTGTGCATTGATCCACGCCTTGACCTGCACGTAGCGCTCCTCGCTCATGGCGGGCAGCTTGTTCAGCTGCGCCGGGAGCGGCGCCGTACCGACCTGGCCATACCTGACACCGTCGATGTGCGTGAACGTGCTGTGGCCTGCGTACGGCTCCCACGCCGTGTACACCGTGACCTTGGTGCCGATGATGCGCGTCACCGTGACCTTGATGTTGTTCGTCATGTCTGGAGGTACTGCACCCCCGGTGCCACCCCTCTTCTGCCTGGTTCCGGGTACTTCGCCTCGCGGTGTTAACACCCGTACGCGGTCGGGTGTAAACCGGTGATGGTACCTCACGGTGCCCTATCCGGCTCGTACACGTCCCGCGCCGCCAGCACCGCCATGGCCCTGATCGCCGCCTGCACCTCCACCAGCGTGGGGACCCACCCGTTCATGTGGGGACGCAGCGCAACACCCACCAGGCGCACCGCGTGCCAATCCTGCGCGGCGACGCACAGGTCGTGGAATCGAGCCAGGCGCACCCACTGGTCCCGCACGAGGCCAGGCGCGAAGGCCCTGGCGGTCAGCTCGACGATGTGGCTATCCACGGCGCACCTCGGTCAGCCCGTACTGGTAGCCGTGCTCCTTGCTGCAAAAGGTGTTATCACCCAGGTAGCCGTACTCGCGCGACTTGCCGTCGCCACCCACACCAGGCAGATCGCCGGCAAACTTGTGGCGCTTGAGCAGAGCGCCGCAGTGCTTGCACCGGGGCGCGCTATCCATGAGAGCGCCCCTTCATCAGCAGCTCGTCGCACCGCTCGGCGATCAACTCGGTGTCCACGATGTCGCGCAGCGCGATGCTCGCCTGCAGGTCCTCTTCGTTGTTGGCCCAACCGTGGGTGAGGCACAGCACCGCGTGCAGGCGGTCGAACTCGTGTGGCTTCCCACGCTCGTTCTTCAAGAACATCTCGGTGCGGCGGCGCACGCCCTTCTGCTTGTCGTCCATTGGTAACCTCCAGTGCCACCGCGGGGAATCGAACCCCGGCGGGCTATCATCCGGCGGGCACCAGCTCCGCCCGGTGGCTTACTTCTGCATCGCCTCCGCCCCAGCACCGTCCTCATTACTCCTCGTCGTCAAGGTCGCAGCCCAGCGCCCGCAGGCCCGCCTGCACCACCGCGCGCAGCGTGGCCGCCTCGCTCTCGGTGCCCAGCTCGCCGGCCAGCTGCTCCAGCAGCGCGCCGTACGTGCGCGGCATGTTGGTCTGGAACTTGCGGGTCATCACCGGCCCCGGGCAGCTGCCGGCGGGACCGCGCGCCTGGGCATTGAGGAACTTCTCGACATCGGCGCCCTCCGCGAGGACCATCTCCGCGCCGTCGGCCACCAGTGTGAGGTACTTGGGGTTCTTGCTGCTGTTCGTCATGCCCCAATGATAAGCAACCCGGGGGCCAAACACAAGCGCATCTAAGAGCGTGTTCTTCCTAGACGCGTCGGGCGTGCGTTAACGTCCGTTTACACTGCCGCCGTTAACGGATGGCTTCACCCATTCGATTGCCCACCTCGCCCTCGCCCTGCTGGCGATCCCGCCGTGGCGCGCCAGGCGCAGACCACCCGCCCGCTTCACCGCGTACACGTCGTACGTGGCGCGCGGGTTGGGATCGGTCCAGCTGTGCCCGATCTTGTAGAAGGTGACCACGCGGCGCCCCAGGTCCACCAACAGCCGGCGCGTGCCGTTGAACCACACCCAGTCGCCGGGGCGCAGGTTCGGCCACAGGCACCGCGGATCACGCGCGGCGCTCGGCGTTCGCATTGACCAGCACCTCCGCGCCGCGCTTCTGCGCTGCCAGGCCCTCGGCGCGCAGCCGGCGGGCCACGCCAGCGGCATCGCCGTACACCGAGGCGACCTCGGTCACCACCTCCCAGCCCGGACCTTGGATGCGGACTGTCGTCACCCGCCCACGCAGCCGCAGTTGGTGTGACCAGCCGAGCACAGGCACTGCGTGAAACCGACGGTGTGGCAGTCCGGCCCGTACGTCGGGTAACACAGGCACTGAGTGCCGAGGCAGGTGTCGGTTTGGTCGACTCCACCAACCACCTGAGAGAGCGCCCTGCTCCCAAGCTTCTGGATCGACTCTTTACGGAGAGACAGTTTCTTCTTCATGACATTGCTCCTTTAGTGGGGGTTACAAACTGCCTAGCGGGTACGAATCCCAGTGCGGCGAGGCGCGCTTCTTGGCGTCGTAGGTCGCGTGACGTTGTCCAGCACGGCGCGCGCGGTGCGCACCGTTGCCTGATGCTCCGGGGCCATGTAACCCTCCTCCGCCTCCAGGATCTGGAGCAGCGCTTGCGCCACGGCCAGCACATCGGCACCTCCGGCGCGGCGCAGCTGCTGGATCTCCTTCTCTGCTGCCTGCAGCTTGGCCACGATCACAGCATAGCTGGGTTTTCGGGGCCTCAAAACGGCATCTCCGGTAGGCCCACGTCCACTGTGACCTCGCCGCAGTGCACCTGGATGATCTCCGCGCGCCACCCGAGGAACCCTCCCATGGTGTCTTCCAGATCCTCCCACGAGGTGTTCGCTGGTTCGGTCAGCGTCACGTGCGGGATAAACCCGAACCAGTCGTCCAGGGCCAACTCCTGCGAGGCTCGCTGGTATACGCGGGGCCGCAGGTGGTTGGTGAGCCATGGACTGTTGACCAGGGCCACGCGCGTGGGCGGTCCGGCGCGCCGGCTGAACCAGCCCAGCCCGGTGACGGCGCACTTCACCGGCAAGCACTCCGCCGCGGCGCGCGCTGCTGCCAGCGCCGTCGCCACGCGCATGGCAGCCGTCTGCGGGTGCTTGCCCATATGTAGCAATGTGACGTGCGCGCGCTCACCCAGCCACGGCAGCAGTGGGTGGAGCGGATTCTCCTCGCGCCACTGCGCCACCGGTACTGGGATGCCGATCCATAAGCCCCGTCCAGCGGCGGCCTCCCTCACCAGCTTATCGGTCACGGCAGTACTCCTTGAGCTTCTCGTGCTCGGCCTGCAGCTTGCGCATGCGCATCTCCAGATCGTGGTACTCCAGCTGCCGGGGTGCATCGTGGCCCCAGTGCTCGGCGACAAACGACAGCAACGTGTTGACGTCGTCCAGCTCGAGTTCGTGGGTGATCTGCAGCTCCACATCCAGCAGGGCGTCCAGCAGCAGCTTGCGCAGCTTGCGCCACTGCAGCGTGGCCATCAATTGAGGTTCGAGTGTGTCCGACATGTCGCCTCGCTTGCCGCGTCGCCAGTTGCGGTCGCCAGCAGCTTGAGTTTTCCACCTTTGATTTCAACCACGACTGCCGGTGGAATGAGCGGTTCCCTGTCCATGCGGCGCTGCCATCGTCGCATGGACCAGCTCTCTAGCAGCCCCAGCGCGCTTTCCACCAGCAGCCACGGCAGCAATCCCAATGTTGCCACGGCCAGCAGGTACAGCGTAAAGGCCAGCGTGTAGGCCATCACCAGTGGCCACACCGCGCAGGCGGCCGTCCAACCAAGCGCCACCAGCACGAGGATCATACCGTCCTCTGCGCGGTGAAGATCACGGCGAACGTGTCTGGCCCCACCACGCCATCCTCGACCAGACCGGCGTGTCGCTGGGCCGCGCACACGGCAGCCTTGGTGGCTGCATCGTACACGCCCTGCACGATGTCCGGCGAGTGCGCCCCGTCCAGCCCCATGTCCTGCAGTTTGTACTGCAGGTGTGCCACGCGCGGTCCGGTCATGCCGGTGACCAGGTAGTGCCACTGGTCGCTGTCCACCTGGCGGATGCCGAACAACCCGTGCGTGTCGCCGTGGTCCTGGTGAATCCACCAGTTGTCGGCGCCCCACGCCTGCGGCGTCGGCGGAGCGCCCGTCTGGTAGTACGCCAGCCACAGCCACGCGCGCTTGGCCAGGCCATTCAGGCCACCGGCGAGCGTGTCCGAGTCGTCCGTGTCCATCACGCGACGACTGACGTACAGGCCGGGGTCGTACTTCAGGTCGCCCGCCATGGCGTCGTAGCCGGCCAGGTACGCGGCGCACACCTCTGCCCTGCTCATCTTGGTGCCGGAGAGCTGGTGCGGCAGCTCCACGTCCATCACCCAGGGCAAGTCGCCGGCGATGACCTGCGCCGTGCGGTACGCGCGCTCCCACTGCGTGGGCAGCGAGAGGTAGTCGCGCATGATCACCGGGAACCAGTACGGCCCCACGCGCATGCCGGCAGCCCTGGCTGCTGGTGCTTGGTTCCACACGCTGTTGCCTGGTGTCGCGTTGAGGTACGCGAAGGTACAGCCCTGCGCGCGAGCGCGCTTCCAATCGATGACTCCGTTCTCGTCCACGGCGGCAGCGTCGAATCCGGGCATGGTCAATCCTTCCTAGCCCAATGGGCGGCCAGCAGCGAGAGGACGCTGCCCAACATCAGCAGCGCCACGATTGGCCAGCACGCGCCCTCGTCCAGCGCCGCACAGCCGTTCAAGAGAAAGTAGGGTGCCCAGGCTGATAAATGACCGGTAGCAGTTCGGCCCCGCGGAATCTCTCCGCGTTGTACTGCCCGGGCACCCATGGGCCTAACCATGGCACACCGCGCCCCGACGGGGCAACTGAGACCGCCGGGGTCGTTGCCGCTGGCGAGCACCACGAAGGTGCCACCAGTACACAGCAGCACCAGCATCCATGCGCCCCGGCCATCGTCGCCGGGGTCAAGGCTCAGGACGATGCGCCGTGGGCGCACGTCTCCCACGGCGCGCATGACACCAGCACTTGTTCCACTCCGCACCGTGGACACACTTAGGCACGTTCATTTCTGCGCCTCTCGCCGCGCCGAGGCGATCCTCTTTAGGGCAGCACTACCCACGCCGATCAAGTCGTCGGCATGGTGCTTGATGGTCTGCCTATCGGCCTCGTCCATGGGCTGCTCGGCAACCACCAGGAACTCGCTGAGTATGCGGTCGAGGCGGCCAATCATGTTATCGAACGGTCTGGTCTCCATCAGAACACCTCCTGCGTCTCTGGTCCTTCGTGGTGGTCCTGCGGCCACGCGTACGGTCCGCCAAAGTGCGCGTCCCACCAGGCGCGGCACTCCTCCAGCGGTGGCATGAACCAGGCGTACGCACGCTCCGACATGCGGGCTTGCGTGTGCGGGTCCACGTATGTGCGGTTGATCTGCTTGCGCTGCGGCCAGCCCTCCGGCAGCGCGGCGTGGAGGAACCTACCTAGGGCCGTGGCCGTGGCACGCTTGGTCCCGCCCAGCCGTTGAGCGTACGTGAGATAATCGTCCACCAGGCTTTCGCAGAACACTGGCGCGGTCCATCCCACGTGGCTGCGCAGCAGCTGGCCCGCCTCCAGCTTTTGGTACCACCACTCCTGCTCGCTGCTGAAGCTCAGCAGCTTCTGGTCGCGCAACGCATCCGTGCGGGGCACGCGCCGCACGTCGAACCCCGCCAGGTCCAGCGTCAGCAGGTAGTGGAGCAGATTCTCCCTGCCTCCGCTGCGCATGTCGCCGTTGAGCGCCTCCCAGTACGCGGTATCGCCCATGTGGTGGCGCTTGACGTCCAGTACCAGGAACCGCCGCTCGTTGGGACCGGCGGGGATCACCCATGAACCGTTGCTAGCCATCATCAAGTGGATGAAGTTGCGGGTCGTCTCAACATCGCGCCCCTTAGCCTCGATGGTGAGCAGTTCCTCGGTGATCATGGTCTTGAGGATGGACTCGTGCTTCTTGTCCCCGGCATAGAAGGCCTCGTCGGCAAACACGAACACGGCGTCCCGCAGGTGCGCGTTGAAGCTGCCCACGAGGTGCTTGGGGTCGCTAACCGCCAGGTAATGTCGGCCCCACAGGCTGCCGTACTCGCGAGCGACAGTGCTCTTGCCGGTGCCCTGGTCACCACGGAGCACCACGGCCACTTCCCCGGGCGTATCGGGCTGCTGGATCCCTCGGGCCATCCACCGCACCAGGTACTCGTAATACTCCAACACACCCCCGCACACCACGGTGCGCACGTGGTCCAGGAACTTTCGATGCTTGTCGCCTGGCTTGGCCTCGTAGGCAAAGCCCTGCCACATGTTGTAGCAACCCGGAGCCTCGCGCTTGGGCATAAACACGATCCTCTCATACTGGTGTCGGTTGGGGTGTTCCAGCCACCACTTGCCTAGCGGTGCCGTGCGCACGTGGCCGTCCTCGTCGCGGCCAATCTCCACGCGCACGTTCATGTAGCGGTTGCGGATATCCTCGAAACTCTGCATGGTCAGGCGAGGTCGCTCGAACGCGTGGTCCACTACCTCCTCCACCACGCGGCACCGGCCACCGATGTTGCCCACTACCCAGTGCCGTTCGTTGAGCGCCCGCAGGTGCGGGTTGATGACGTCCTCCCGCGCACGTTGAATCTGCCGCTCGGCGTAGCGTCGCGTGGCGCTACCCTTGTCCAGCACGCTGGCGCTGATGAGAAAGTCTGGGTCGGTGATAACGCTGAAGATCTGCTCGTCGGTGCAGCCGGCGCGCACCAACTCTGCACACACGTGGAACAGCAACTCGCTGCGGCTGGACCACTTGCCCGGCTCGTCGGGGTCCATGCCCTGCACGATGAGCATCTTTGTGCGTTGCGAAACCTTCTCACCAAGCTCGTCAACGCTGCGCAGCCGCGGCACGTTGCCGCTGATCTGCACGTGGATGCTGCCGCCCAGGGCCAGGCCGCCGCCCTCCGCGCGGCTCTGCACCAGCGGTGCGGCGACGAAGTCGCTGATGGGATACGTAGTATCCTCCAGCCACACCACGTCCGCGGTGCACGGCAACCGACCCTTGCGGCGCTTCTTCTCGTCGGGCCAATTGACGGTGCCGGGCAATCGCAGGATGCGGTCCACGTTGTGGCAACTATCGCCGCCGAGCAGGATCTCCAACTGCAGGTTGTACCGCTTGGCCTCCTCCGCCTTGACCAGGTCACCACCCAGGGGAATGGGCTCGCGCAATCGCCACAGCGCGTTGTACCCGCCACCGCTGAAGACCACGGCGCTGGGCTTGGGTACGCCGCGGGGCATGTTGTCCATCAACTTGCGGATGCGCGTCTGCTCGTCCTGCAGGTTCTCGCCAGCGCGCGGGTCGCTATCAACGTGCAGCAGTTCCACGGCGGCAATGTCCGTACGATCGGCTTTCTTGGTCATGGGGCGCAGCGTGGGATTGACGTGGTAGTAGATGTTGTGTTGCTGGTGGCGCAACAGCCACTCCTCAATGTCCCGCCCCAGCTCCGTAAAGTGCTGGGCCCTGATGCCGGTCTTCTCCTGAGCGATGGCCACCAGCATCCAAGGCCCCGCGGGCCGCAGCCAGCGTAAGAACCCCAGCGCCACCTCCATGATGGGGCCGCCGCTCACTTGTGCGCCTCGTGCAGCGCCGTGCGATGGCACTTCGGATCGCGACATGGGTTAGCCTCCGCACGGCGCTCGGCCTCCTCCCTGTTTCGGATCTTTATCTCGGCCGTGCGCTGGTCCAGCGCCGCGCGGATGGCCGCGCGGCGCTGCTCAATGCGCTCTTCGATCCTTTGCTTGGTGTCCTCCAGAACACGCACCTCGACGCGCAAGTCTGGTACCGCGCGGTGACCGGCAGGAGCAAGACCTGTCATGCCGCGGATCCAGTCCTCGACAATGGAGGACATGCTCCTGTTGCGCTGCTTCGCCAGCTCCTGCAGCGCGCGGTGCGCCTCGCCTGTGACGCTGATGGACCGTCGATCGCCGCCCACGCTACAACTCCACGTGGGCCGGATGCAGGCCCATGATAGTGCAGCCCTCGCGGCGGCACGGGTTGGCCATGGCTTCCTCTTGGCGCAGCGCCTCGCGCCGTCGCGCGTCTGCGCGCTTGGCCGCCGCTGCGGCAATGGCCACCTTGGCAGGGACCATCCGCCGCTCCTCGCGGGTCTTAGCACCGCGCAGACCCCGCACGTGGCCAAGTCCCGTCTGCACGCCGTGGTGAAGCGCCTCGAGTAGGATTTGCTTGTCCATGGGGCCGAGCTGCCGCTGCAGCTCTTCGAGCGCTGCTCCCACGGCGACCCCCAGCAATAGTCCCAGATCCTCCTTTTTCACTGCGTCCTCCTAAGTTGCTTCTCGATGCGCTGCAGCTCAGTCCCTTGCTGCTCCCTCTCCCGCTGATCCATCTCGTTGGCCCAAAATAGGGCGCGCTTCTCCGCAAACTCCACGGAGCCATCGTCCTGGTACTCGGCGGGTACCGGAATCTGACCAAGCGGTCGACTGAGAGTAATCACCACGCGCTCGACTCCCAGCTCAGCGTACTGGCGTCCTCCGTGCCACATCGCCTCGATTTGCGCGTGAGTCACATGATCGTCCCGGGCCGCCGTCTGCAGGCGCAGCACCATGTCCCACACGCCCTGCCGGAACTTCTCGCGTTCGCTCATGCGCCCTGCCTCTGCTGGCCGTGGTCCTGCAACAGCGCACCCACCAGCTCGGTGTTACGCGGTGCGGTCCCGCGCCACACGCACCGCGCCCCAGTCTCCAGCTCCTCGCGGGTGGCCGTGCCCAGGTGGTCGGCAGCCCAGCAGCCGCGCAGCAGCAGCCAGTCGTTGGCCACGCGCAGCAGCAACCAACAGCTGCCTCGGGCCAACCGCCGTTGCTTGAGCCACCAGCGCTGCTGCGTAGTGAAGTGCTCCACACGCACGGGTCCACCGCGAGCTGGCCACTGCGGCACGTACTTGATCTCGATCCACCCCACGCTGCAGTTGACGTCCGGCGTGCCCTGCTGCACGCTGTTTTCCACAGGTACCGCGTGGAGCACCGCCAGCAGCTCCACCACCTTGGTGCGGATGCCGTGCTCGAAGCTCATATGGGATTTCCCAGCATCTCGCGAAGCGTGGCCTTCAGACGGCGAGTGTTATCGTTGTCGTTATCGTAGAGAGCGTCCAATCGATCCACGATGCGGGCCAGGGGGCGCACCTTCAGCACATTCATATCGACCTCGGTCATGCAGTGCTTCACCTCCTCCAACACTTCCTCCTCGACGGGCCCCGGTTTAGACATGTTGCCCTCCTCCGCGGCCATCCAGGCGCCACTTGCGCTGACGGTTGACGGCCATCTTGATGTTCACCGCATCGTCCACGTCCAGGCCCAAGGTGTAGGCCAGGCGTCGGCACGTGATGATGATATCGGCTAGCTCCAACCGCACCTTCTCCTCGGCGTCCAGTCCGTGCAGCACCAGCTGGCTGGTGGCCTCCGCGCACTCCACCGCCTCCTTCATGATGCGGTGGGCAGCGTCCACGGGATTCACGGGGCCGAAGGTGCCCTCCGCCCACTCGCCGATCGTCTCGGTCGTCTCGCTCACGAGTATCTCCGACTGCTCTGCTCCAGCACTTCGCGCGGCGGGTTGCGCAGCCACAGGTGCGCGCCGGAGGGCGTGCCATCCTTGCTGACGAACACCTGGCCACTACGGCGTTCCCACACCAGCCAGCCCTCCGGCGTGCGAATTTGACCGCCCCAGCCGTACCAAGTGACCCGGTGTCCCAGCAGGGATACCGGTGTGACGTTCTTCAGGCGCAACCGCAGCGGCAACTGTCGAGTCGACTCCCACCCGCCCAGCCACACCAGCCACCGCAAGACGCGGCGCCACGTTGGTTCCGTGCTCTCGTGCCAGCGCTCGCCGTTGTGGCGCCAGGTCCTCACAGCTCCACCACCTTCACTCCCGCCTCGCGCAGGATGAGTTCCGCCCACCGATGGTCGTCGGCCCAATGTGGATCGACGTCGCTGGCGTTGGCGCCTTGCCGCCGGGCAACCACCCGGGCGATGCCCGCCTGGGCGATGAGCTTGCTGCAGTCGCTGCATGGCCACTTGGTGGCGTACAGCGTGGCACCACCGACGTACGCGGTGAGGATGGCGTTGGCCTCCGCGTGAACGACCAGCTTGTACTTGACGGCGCGGTTGGCGTAGCGATCCGGATGGTCCACCACGCCGCGTGGAAATCCGTTGTACCCCAGGCTCAGCACGCGACGCTGCTCGTCCACGACGACAGCGCCCGCCTTGGTGCTGGGGTCCTTGGACCAGTGCGACACCAGCAGCGCCATGTCCATGAAGCGCTGGTGCCACGCCGTGGCGTCGCGCTCCACGCCGCGCACGTAGTGCTCCAAGCGCCACTCGTGGCCACAGCCGGTGCCGGCAGCATCGTCCACGCATCGGTGCGTGTGGTGCGGACGTTTGGCGAATTCGCCCTCATCCACGTGCAGCTTGTGGCATTCCGGACACTCCATGACGACCGGCTCGATGATCATACTACTCCCTTCATAGGCGGCCACTGTTTCCACGCCCACTGCAGCACCGCGGTGGGGTGCTTGGTGTCATCCAGCAACGCGCTGGCCAGCTGCTTGACGTGGCTGGGGAAGTCCTGGCTTAATAGCCACCGCCAGTAGTCGCGCGGCACCTGCTCCACGACGCAGCGTCCCTCGTACTTGCCGAAGTTGGCTACCAAGCTGTACATGGGGTCTGCATTACCGATACCCCTTCGGCCGATGGTCCAGGGCTGCCAGGCGATGTGCTTGGTGGGACCCCACCAGGTGGCGCGCTCCGGGTCCAATTCCGACCAGGGCTTGCCGCGGAGCTGCCACTTGTCCAGCATGGCGTCGAGCACGCGGCGCGTGGCTAAGATATCCGCTTTGGCGGAGTGCGCGTTGGCGAACCCCGCCGGGTCCACGAACGTCTTGTACGCGGCCTCCAGGGTGCGCGGCGGGCGCGGATCGTTGATGTCCCACAGTCGCTTGGGATCCACCACCATGCGCGGTGGGCGGAACACGTGGCCGCATCGCGCGAACTCCGCCATGAGGATCTCGATGTCGAACTGCGGGTTGTAGCCCACCCACACGCCCGCTCCCTCCAGGTCACCCACCATGTCCTGCCACCACGCGCTGAAGGGTGGGCAGCTGGCCAGCTCCTCGTTGGTGATGCCATGCTTGGCAATCACCTCCGGCTCCATGAGCATGCCAGGATTGAAGCGGTGGACTACAGCCTCGACCCCGTCGAGGCTGTAGGCCAACTCCACCACGCGGTCCCGCTGCACGTCCAGGCCGGTGGTCTCGGTGTCCACGGTGATGATGGTCTTCACGATTCCAGCTCCTCGGGTTTCATCTTCTTACCCTTGCCCCAGCTGGGGCCGATCTTCACCGTGACGTGCATGGGCACACTGGCTTTCACAGTGTTCATCATCAGCTCGCGCATGGTGCGGGCCTGCACTCGACTGCGCGTGCTGAAGTTGTACTCGTCGTGCACCATGCTGCGCAGAGGGATGCCCGCCTTGTGCGCGGCCACCAGCGTGGCCTTACCCTGGTCCGCTGCGCTGCCTTGGCCGATGCGCGACCACGCCTTTTGTCCCCAATCCACGTTACCCTGCGCGTCCCGTGGGAAGCGGCACTTGCGCCGGAGCACGGTCCACACGTGTCCCTTGCGCTCGGCTTGGCGCTGCGCTTCGCGGTTGATGCCGCGCAGCCAGGGAGCGAATTGATTGAACGTGTCGATCTTCGCTTGGCCCTCTGGTCCTGGGGCCTCGCGCTGCACGCCATCGCGTCCCATCTTCCACACCACCGGGCAACCGATGCTGCGGCACAGCTTGACGTCACCCATGTTGTACAGGCGTCCGTTGACGAAATTCTTGACGATCTTGCGGGGCATGCCGCTGATGTCGGCCAGTGCCTGGTGGATGTCGAGTTCCGGGTTGGCGCGGTACTTGTCGGCGAACTCCTTGGCCCCGGGCAGCCCAAGCAGCTCGGCGTAGTGCACGCCCCAGCGCGGCTCCTGCTGCGACCAGTCGCAGCTCACCCACTCCTCGTCGTCCTCTGGCTCGTATACGTCGCGCCACCGCTCGCCAAACTCGTCGTCGCGTCCCGGCTCCTGTTGGAGGTTGTAGTGATCGCTGCTCAGACGACCAAAGCGTGCACCCTTATCCTCGTTCTCGTCCTCGCCCTTGGTGGTGCGCAATTGATTGAACGTGCAGTGCACGCGACCATTCACCTGGTAGCGCAACACGCGATCGGCGAACTGCGTCAGCTTGGACATGTCTCGTGCGCGACCCAGGGCCTGGCCCACCTCGCCGCAGCTGTCCAGGAAAGCACCAGTGATACTGGGCAGCGTGCGCCCGGGGTCGGCCTTGGTGGGCTTGGCCATCTGCGGAATCTTGAGACCGAGCGCTTGCAGTGGCTTGGCCATAGCCTCGGCGCTCCACACGTTCTCCATGGCCAGCTGCACACCGGTGCGCTGCGCGACGAAGTGCAGACGCTGGGCACCCTCCGCCAGGGCCCACCGCTTGATCTCCAGCACCTTTTGGATGTTCACCCGCACGCCGCGCTCGCGCATCTCCACCAAGATCGGCGTCACGGCGCACTCCAGAGTATAGATGATCTGGACCTCTTCCTCCTCGATCTTCTTCTCTTGACGGCGCAGCAGCTGGAGGCACAGGGCCGCGTCCCACTCACCATAGGGGCCCACGTAGCGGGCGGGTAGCCGCCACAGGTCGCGCTTGGGATGAATCTTGTGCGCGGCGGCGGCAGCCTTGAGCAGCTCCTGGTTCTTGCCTGGCAGTGCCCAGCGCGCGGCCATGGCATCCAACCCGTAGCGGTCGTGCAGCTCGCAGCACATGACGTCCGCCACCTGGGTGTCGCGGTAGTCCCTCACCTTGGGGGTGCGGCACACGTCCTTCCAAATCCACCCCAGGTCGTACCCCAGGTTCGCTCCGGTGATGATGCCGTCGAATGCGCCGAGGTTATCCCGGAAATATGCCTTGGCGTGCACCTCGTCGACGTTATCCCCGCCCTCGTGGCCCCACGGCACGTAGTGCGCGGGGCCGTCCTCGATAGCGAAGGACATGCCGACCACGCGGCAGCCCGGGCGGTACGTGCCGGGACCCAACTCCTTGAGGTCTGGGTCCCGGCACTCCACGTCCACGGCCACGCGCTTGGCGCCCTCCCAGCTTGGCAGCTGGTTCACCGGCACTGGGCGCCACGGTGCCTGAGGCAGCACGAATGTGAGGGGCAGCTGCATTTTCTACCTTGACCACGCGAGGTCTAGGGCACGGCTCACCACCGCCTCCCAGGCGGCTTGTTCCCACTCTGTGAGGTCCTCCCACCTCTCATCCACTTCCACACCATGCTTACGGGCAGCGCGGCGCCACGTCTCGTAGAAATCTTTGGCCTCCATTTTATGGATGCGCCTGGTCATCGGAGCACTTGCCCTGGTGGCCGCGTTGGTAGGAGCAATTCCCACCGTGCAGGTCACCACACAGCTGGACCGCAGTACCGAGAGGTGGCGCGCCGTAGTGCGTGGCCCCAGAGGGAATGTCAACACCTGCGACGACAGTGCGCGCCGAGTGTGTGTTCGGGCAATACCAACCGGTATCGTCCACGGTGCGCGCCATCTTCTGGCCGCAGGTGTTGCAGTGTGGCGCGCGCACTTCCGCGGCGCAGTGCCACGCCTCCACCAGCATCAGGTAGCAGCGCAGGTCCATGGCCGTATCCAGTATCGGCTCGATACCACCGGCCTCCTTCCGGAGCATGGTCCACCAGTTGCCGCCGTGCTGCGCCAGGAACTGCTCCAGGCGATCCCACTTTCGGCACAGCATGAAGAACGCGTTGGCTCCGCCGCGCTTGCACCAGCTGCCGCCATAGTCGCGGTCCTTGAGCTTGATGAGGTCGGCATCTGCTTTGGCGGAGGTGTTGGGACACGCACGGTACAGCAGCGACATCAGCTCGCGGCCCAGGGTGCGGCAGCTACCGAGTCTCGCCTTCTCACCCAGCACGTCCCAGTGGACGGCGCGCGCCGCACCCTCGTACTCCATCCAGCACGCCTGCAGCGCCACGGCCGGATCCTGCTCCTGGAAACTGGCCGCCACGGCGTCCAGCTGCGCGATGTAGTCGACCATCATCGTGCACCTGCCAGTTCCAGGGCGTGCTCCTCCACCCATGCCTGCAGTACCATGGTGCTGTTGGTGCGCCGACCCGACCAGCGCTCGTGCGCGTTCCATCGGGTCTCCCACAGCACGGCGTGGCCCTTGGGGTGCTCTTGCTGCCACAGCTCCAGATTCTTGACCTTGTCGTCCACCAGCCAATCAAGGTTGATCAGCCATTTGTCGTGGACCGGCAGGACGTTGTCGTGGTGGAAATCGAAGTGCTCGCGTAGCCACCAGTATGTATCCGCCACCCAGGTGGGGTGGTGCGGCCACGGAGCGGTCACGCAATACACCGTGGCGGTGTTGCGCAACATCTCCACGTCCAGGTGAGGCAGCGCCGGCATGTTGCGGACGAAATCTCGCTCCGCCAGCATGGCGTTCACCACCAGCTTGCGCTCACTGGGACTCAGGGCGAACGCGTGCTCGAACTCGTACTCGGTCCACTCTTCCACGGTGTGGGCGCGCGCCAGCGCGGCGTTGATCACCTCCACCATGGCCGATTGGAAGTCCCTCAGGACGCCGTCCGCGTCCAGGCCGACGCGAGGCTTGGGCGGCCTGCCGGCGCGGATCATGGTCGCCCCCTGGAGGCGAGCTGCCACTCGTACGCTGCCTGCAGCGCTGCGCCGCTGTAGCAACACGGCGCGTGCAGCCCTCCGGGGTGGCGCTTGGCATCGTCCGTTGCGTGGTCCCTGTTGCCGGCGCACGGCGCGCCGGGGTGCACCTCGTGGTTCACCGGACAGGGGAAGTTGGCCTGCAGCCACCACTGGCGATCCACGAACTCGCGCTGATGCCTGTGCGCGCCGTAGTTGGGATCCATGCGCAGGTAGTATTGCAGGCGCGGGTTGTCCTTGTGGCGCTCGCGCCACTGCTCCGGAGTCTCGTTCACTTTGCCTTTCTGGCGAGCCACCACCGGCACGCCTGCTGCCAGTCCGTGGCAGCGCAGTCTGATATGTGGTGCAGCGCGCCGAATCGATCACCCGCCTTGTAGGCGTCGTGGCTGCGCATGACCGGCAGCAGCACCTCGCGAAACCAGGCGTGGTGATAGCTGGCCTCCACCGCGCGACCTTGGTCACTGGTGGCGACCGCAAGGTCCACGTCGAACCAGTGGGCGTCGAATCCGCCCCTGGTGATGGGATACGGCGTCCAGGCGCCAGTCTCGTACGAACTGGGGTGCTCGCCGTGCTGGTGCAGCCCAGCTGCCACCAGGGGCTGCACCGTGGACAGGTATCCGTGCCAGTTGACACTGATCTGCGTGTACGTCCCCACCGGGATACCCGCCCGGGCGGCCACATACTCCAGCAGATAGCTGAAATGCACCGCGTTGGCGCCGTAGCAGCCCCAGACGATGTCGTTGGACCGGCAGAACACGCACATGTGCAGCCGACCGTCGCTGCCCACCTGGAACGTCGCCGTCAGGTTGCAGGCGTGGTCCTTGGTGACCGCCAGCAGGTCGTGCTTGACGGTCCAAATCTGCAGCACCGCCTGGCGCGTGTTGGGATTGGCGCGCAGCTGATCTGCGATCACTGCGAGTTGATCGACATTTTGCGTGGTCGCGTGACGCCAGCGGTAACCGTACGGCGCGTTGAACGTCTCACCGTCGTCGCTAAATTCGGCGAACCGCTTGGCGTAGCGGACCAGGCTCGCCACGTCGTTGCGCCCCGCCAGCATCCACGCGCTCTCGAACAGGTGCAGGTACGGGTTGCTGTTGCGCGCGACCCACGCCTCCACCCGCTCCAATGGGTGGCTGTACACGGTGGTGACGGGATGCGGAGGCTGCAGCACCGGGCCATTGCGACTCTCGCGCCGCTCGCCGTGCTCCACTAAGTGAGCCAGCGCTGCGGGTATCGCGCGGTGCACGTTGCGGACATGCAGGACCCTCACGCGACCCTCAGCTCGGCCACGTGGTTGGTGCCGCAGTGTTCACATCGGAACTCGGCGGCCATCGGTTCATCCCGCTTGGCCCAAGCCGCCAGCACCTCGAACTCCTCGCGGGTCAGCGCAGCCTGCTCCTCCACCGTTAGATCATCGTAACTCCCCAGGTCGGCAAAGGAGTAACGCAAGAGCTTGCGCAACCCTTCCCACGGCACAGGCTTGTACATGGCTGCCACCCTTCATTAAATGTGCCGGCCACCTTACAACTACGCGGCCAAGTGAAGCAAGCTTTCTACGCAACGCGGTGCGTTAAGAACTGCTCGGCCCGCTCCAACCAATCCGCGGCGGTGCCCTCGCGCAGCACCAGCAGTGCCGTGGGCTTGCCCGGGTGGTCGGCACGCTGCACCACCTTCCGCCACACGCCGTGGGCGCGGCGCTGAAACGCGCGGACGTTGGCCACAGTCTTCTCGCTCAGCTCGTCGCTCTCGCCGTTGCCGCGGCGACGCGCGCGCAGGCGCTCCAGCGTCTCGTCGAGAGACAGGTCCAGGTACGCGTACGCCAGGTGCGTCGCTCTGCACTCCGGGGAGTGCGCCCAGTCCACGCACCACTTGGCGCTGCTGCGGACGCCATCCACGATCACCAGACTGGTCCTGTGCAATCCCAACAGCCAGTTGGCGATCGCCGCCGCAGTCACCATTTCACTCACGCTATCCGTGCCGTTCTTCAGATTGCCGACGACGTACCTACACAAGTCCCGCGAGGCGCCGTACTTGGCGCGTGGTACTGCCTCGCTGATGGAGGCGTTGCCGTCCACGGCACCTTCCCCCAGCAGACCGCGCGTGAGGGTGGACTTGCCGGTGGCACCGGCCCCGATGATGTGCAGCAGCGTGCTCACGCGCCGCTCCGCTTGCGACTATTCTGGTACATCGCCAACAGCTCGCGCAGGTCCTCGGCGGTGGCGGGCGGCAGCCAAGCGCTGACTGCTTGACCTCCCTGGTGGCTCAACGTGAAGTTGACGCCGTCCTTTTCGAACTCCAGCAGCCACTGCACACGCTTACCATCCTGGTTGACTACTACAAACTCGTGCCTGCTCTTCATTTGGTTCTCCTATGCTTGGCGTCCAGCCATTCGTACATCTCCGCCTCGGTCGCCCAGGGCAAGTGTCCCAGCAGCTCCGCGGCCACGTCGCCATGATCGTACAGCTCCTCGGCGATGCCGAGTCGGTCCATGCCGGGCAAGTGATGATTGTGCTCGTCGTCGTGGCTGTAGTAGCATAGGAGCGTCTCCCACTCCTGTGGCCCCAACTCGCGGTCCCACCGCGGTGGTGCCTTGGTGCACCAGATGTGCTGGCGCAGACTGGCCGCCAGGTCCTGCGCGCGGGCGTCGCCTGCGGCTGCCAACACGTCCCGGGCCTTGTCCCAACCCTTGCGCACCTGCGCGTTGCTGCAGATCTCCGTCTCGCCGACGGCGCCGAAGTCCACGGGCACTTGGCACACCCGCTCGGCCATGTCGGCGATCTTGAACGCGGCGGTGGGGCCCCACAGCGGCCAGCTGCCGCATACCACCTCCTCGGCGTGCGCGAACGTGCCGGCCAGCGCGGCCAGGGCCTCGGGCGCATCGGGGTACAGCTCGCGCATGACCTCCAACGCGTCCATGCACTTGGGCCCACGGAAGTAGCGGCGCGGTGCGCCGCGCTTGGTGTCCGCCGCGGCGGCGCGCATGGAGTCCCAGAACGGCATACCGGAGGCACACCGTTCCACCACCTCCGCTGCCTTGCCGGCCAGGTCGAACGCGACCTCGGCCAGCGTGAACCTGCAGCGCTCCACGTGACCCCACGGCATGCGCACCGCGGCCACGTACAACGGGTCCAGGTCCACGGCGGCCAGCTTAGCGTCGCCGAACTCGAAGATGGTTTGCACGTGCCCTCCGAGCAGGCACGCAGCCAAGACACCACCCCGCGCCCCAGGGTTCGCTGCGCGGTTCACCACTGAAGGTGCTCGTGGCCGTGTGCTGCGTGCCTACTCGCAGGGCAGGCGCCCCGCTCCACCCGCGGAGGCGCCTAAGGTCGGCCGAGGTCGGCCTGCCCTACTGGGTCGCCTGGCGACCCAGTTACCCGATCTTGATATAGCCGTCGCGGCTGGAGTACTTGATGTACCCCGGGTCGAAGCGATCCTTGTCGCTCGCCTTCTCGCGGAACTCGGCCACCGTCTTGCTCTTGCCGAACAGCTCGAACGTGGCGTACGCCTTGGTGCCCTTCTTGTAAGGGTTCTCCTTGGCCAGGACCTTGATGGTCGCGTCCGCCGGGATGCGGGTGCCACCGCCAGCCTTCTTCGCCTTGGGTGCCTTGGGTGCCTTCGTCTTCTTCGCCATGTCACTTGCCTCCGTTGTCGTTTCGATGCCGTTCGCGCCACCATCGGCGGTCTCGGCGGGGGGATTGTTCTCGACCACCTCTTCGGCGGCATACAGCTCCCACACCTTGTTCATGCCCTTGGCCTTGGTGTGGAACACCTTGATCTGCTTCTCGCTCTTGGCGTTGTGCAGCTGGATGAGCTCCAGGGTGCTCAGCTGGTTGAGCTGGTCGTAGGTGAGTGGGCCGTGCAGCCCGAACGTGCGCTTGCTGACTACTGCCATGGTCTGCTTCCTTCCATTGGGTATCGTCTAGGGTTGTTAGCACGAGCCACCTGACTCGTGCAAGGGGTTTATTGCTACCGGCGTGCCGACTTCAGTCCACATGATTTGGCCGACTTGCTTCCGGAGTGATAACGGGCGGCCACACCGTGTGGCCGCCCGTTATCAGTCGTCCCACTTGATGTCGGACCACTGCCGCACCTTGTGCGGCAGCCCCAGCTGGTCCTCCAGCTGGTTGAGCGCGTACCACAGGCCGCTGCGGCCCTTTTCCCAGGCCAGTAGGGCACCCTCGGGCGGCACCTTGTCGCGCACGTCCACGCCGTAGCGGGCCGCGGTGCGGCACACCCGCTCCCACCACAGGCACCACTGCTCGTCGTGGCAGCGCACGGGTGCGGCCCCCTCCACCAGCAGCCAGCCCTCCGCGGACCACTCCATGTGGCAGTCGTCGGCCATGGCCGGGTCACGGGGCAGGGCCAGTAGCTTGCCGCACCAGGGCACCACGTCCCACAACTCGTGCGCTGGCTGATCGTCCAAGCCATCGTCGGCCACCATCTTCACCAGGGCCGCCCAAGCAGCGGCCATCAGCTCCTTGGCCACGGGGCCCTCCTTCTTGGCGCGGCGAGCTGCCGCCTGGGCCTTGATGCCCTCGCGCCGACTGTAGTTCTGCTGTGCTGTCATCACCATACTGCTCCTTTCATGCGCCGGGCCACCCGACCCGAGCGCGTTAGACTCTGGCCTCCAGCACCTCGTTCAGCGCGGCCTCATCGCCGCGCTGCAGGGCGTCCCACGCCACCATGCCCACCTCATCATTCTGGTCGCAGCAATCGGCCGCGTTGGCCCAAATGGGCTCCACGTTGGACTGACGCTTGCCGGCACCTCTGGTACCCTTCACCACGCCCGGGCGAATGCCCAGCCGCACGCCACCGCGGCGCTTGTCCTCACCAATCCAGAACACCTTCCCGAACTGACCGCGGTGCTCGCCGCGCAGTACGTACGCGGTGCCATCGCGCCCACCGGAGTAGCGGGGCGCTGCTGCGAGTTTCTCCTTGGCCGCCTGCTGCGCCAACTTGGCAGCGGCGCGCTCGCGAGCATCCAGCTCCTGCTGCGCCAGCACGTGCGGCGGAGTCGGAACGCGGACAAGGCTGCCGGTACCGAAGTACGCCAGCTTCTCCTGGCCCGGGAAGCGCAGCCCCGCGCGGGGCCGCCCCCAATCGTCCTGCCCAATCCAGCAGCACTCGCCCACCGCGCCGTTGTGGTTTTTGGCATTGCCGCGGCGTCCCTGCACGCGGTAGAGGCAGCCCTTGCGCAGCTCCTCCCAGCGCTGCTCCGCGCGCTCGAAGAACCGCCCAATGCGAGCCAGACACTCCTGCAGGCGGGCAAACACGGCGCCCACCGCGGCCAGGCACTGGTAGGCGGCAACGGCACCGGCAATCTCGCGATGCTCGCCGCCAACGGCGGCAGCCCACACGAATGCGCCGATGTGGAACCCCGCGCACCAATTGTGGCAGTCCGGGCAACCGTTGCACGGGTAGTCCGTATCGTACACCCAGTAGTAGCGCCTCCCACGGCACCCGCTCCCCGCGGGGTACGTCTGAGGGTGCAGCACCTTCTGCGCGAATTCGGCGCTCGGGCGCTTGGTGGCATGCTCCACCGTGTAGTTGTTCAGGCGCTCGCTGATGGCCACGTGCCCCATGCTGCTGTCGGGCCACAGGTACACCGTGCGGCGGTACTGCATCCAGTCCAGCAGGTCGGCGCGCTGCTGCACGGTCGGGAACAGATACTCGTCCGGCGCGATAACGGGGAGGGCGGGAGGCTGCTTCGTCATGCCCCAAACGTAGTGCACCCCGCGGGCCAACGCAAGGGAAATGTCCTTCCGGTCACTTGGCGAGCGGGTGTGCACGCTCGTTTACGTCGGTGTAAACCGGCTGCGAGGTCGGCCCTCGCCGCGCAGGGCGCGCTGGTACTTGTCGAACTCGCACAGCTGGAATTGGATGTCGGTCAGGTCCAGGTGGCTGTGGGGTGGCAGTTGGTTGTAGTTCCGACTACGTCGCACCTCGTCGCTGAACACCGCGGCGTGATTCGCAGTGGACCACCAGTCCTCCCACTGATCACGACGCTGCGTGTACAACTCGCGGCACACCTTCAGCGCGTAGTGCTCGCTCAAACCGTGTGGATGGATCAGCTTACCGTCCAGCACCCGCATGGCACCGCGCCGCGCTCCGGGACCAATGGGCGTCCAGGTCTGCCAGTCGCTGGGACGCCAGCCGGTGGCCATGACGTAATCCAGGACGATCTCTTTGGCGATGAAGCTGCCGATGCCCCACAGCTGCGTGAGCACGCCTACCGCCAGTTCCCAACGGTCCATGGCACGGTCACACAGCTCTGGTGCTGCCTTCCATACTCCATCCACAATACTACACACCACCTCATGCTTGGGGCGTGTGCGACCGCAGTTAGGAACAATGTACGCGCCAGTGAACACTCGCTGCCCCGTGGCCAGGCGTGTGGCTGCCAACCTGAGCACTTGCGACCTGCGGTGTGACTCGTCACCCCACGCCCTGACCCAGCCCAGAGCTGCAGCCATTTCCGCGGTGCCGAACAGCCTATACAGCGCGCAGTTGAGCCACACCACTCTGTCGCTGGCCCGCAACACGTGCTGATCGTATATCGCCTTGAGCGCAACGCTGGTGCGATCATGCTCGCGCTTGACGTTGGTGAACTTGTACGCGCGGAGGATCTTATCCTCCGTCCACGGCGCGGGCTGACCGGCGGCGCGGCGCAGGCGGATGGCCTCGCGCTCGCGGATGAACTCCCAGAACTTGATTGCGAGCTTCACTCGAACATCTCCTGCAGTGCGTCCACTGCTCGGTTGGCGGCGCGCTGCGCGTGGTGCACGCGGGCCTGCGTTGGATCACCGAGTACTTCGGCCAGCTCGTGAATCAACCCAGTTGACGAGCACGGTATCGCACTAAGCACGCGCACGTATGTCGCGGCCCACACCGCTTCCAATAGACTAGGTGTCAACTTCATCGGTAGCTCCTTTCCAGCACCACGTACTTGCCCTCCACGCGCACCTTCTTAGAGAGCGCCGCGTAGTTGAGCCCATCGGCCAATTGGATCTTGGCATTGTCGTACCCCTCGTCGACCAGCTCCTGCAGCCTGCGTATCAGCTCGTGCACCCTCATGGCATCCTCCACATGTCGTAGCTCCACTGCTCCAGACCGCAGCGGCACACGCCGGTGCTGATCGTGCCACTGACGTACGTGGCCCACTCGAAGTCGTGCGGCGTGCCGTCCAGGTGCTCCGGCGGGCAACCCGGCTTCAGCGGGCATACGGGCATCTGCGGCGGGTGCTTGCCGTGGTGCGGGCAGTCCCGGCTGTGGCCGAGCTTGGTCACGCTGTGTTCCTCCTCGCACTCGCACTCGGCGAGGTGCGGGTCCAGGTGGCGCTCGTCGGTCATTTGACCTCAGGTAGTGGAAGCGATGGTCCCTGCGTCTCCGGCGGCCATTCCACTACGTAGTATTCACCCTCGGTGCGCACCAACACGTAATCACGCCTAACAAGGTTGGGAACCTTACCGGGTTGGTACTGGAACCAACCCAGTTCGAACATCTTCTTAGTAATGCGTATGGTCTTCACGGCACCACCAGCAGGCGCTGCGCCGCGCGCGTCACGCCAGTGTACAGCCACCGTCGGGCGTCTGCGCGAAACGCGCCCGACTCGTCGAACAGCACCACGTCGTCCCACTGGCTGCCCTGGGCCTTGTGTACCGTCAGTGCGCAGCCGTAATCGAACTCCTCGGCGTCGCGGCGACGCCATCCCATCTTCCGCAGCTCCTCTTCCTTACCCAGGAAGTGATGCGCGTGGCACACCACGCTCACGCCGCTGGCGCCATCCTCCTCGCTGCTCACGGTCATGTCCACCACCAGCGCCTGCTCGTCGGCGACGGATTCGTGTACGCGCCACAGCCCACCGTTGAGTAGGCCCAGCTCGCGGTTGTTGCGCAGGCACACGACCTTATCGCCCGGGACGGGGAATGGGCTGGTGATGCCGCGCAGCGCGCGGTGGCGGGCGTTGGCGCCATGGCGCGTGGCGTTGCGACCGACCAGCACCTGGTCGGCGTCGAGGACGCGGCGCTGGAGGGCGTCACCGAGTGCTGCCCTGGTCAGCACTTCGCAGTCCGCGCCGTAGGCCCCGGGCTGTCGGCTGTAGCCGCCCGTCTCGCGCACGTCCGTGGCCAGGCGCAGGATGCCACTCTCGCGCGCCTGGCGGTGCACCTCGGTCAGCATCCAGTCCGGCTCGCGGCTGGTGAAATAACCGCCCGCCGCCACCGGTGGCAGCTGCGCCGGATCACCCAGCACGAGAATTTTCACGCCGAACGACTCCAGGTCCCGGCCCAGGTCGCCGTCCACCATGGAGCACTCGTCCACCACCAGCAGCGCGGCATTGCGCAATGGGCTCTCCGCCCACAGCGCGAACCGCGGACGGCGGTTTTGCTCGCGCAGCTCCTGCAACTGGCGACGCAGCGTCGCCAGACGCTCGTGCGCGTCTGGCTCGGCCTCCAGCTTGTCAATCTGCTCCTCCAGCGCCAGCTCGGCGCTCTTGCCGTCGCCGGCGGGGCGATACACCATGCTATGCAGCGTGCGCGCCCCGATGCAGCCTTTTTGCCGCATGACATAGGCGGCCTTCCCGGTGAACGCGCCGTATAGGACCTCGCCCTTGACGTTTGCCGCCAGGTGCTTGGCCAGCGTGGTCTTGCCAGTGCCGGCAAAGCCGAATAGACGCTTGACCTGCTCCCCATGACCGTGCAGCCAATCGTCGACTTCCTTCAGCACCCGTGCCTGCGTTGCGCTCCACTCCATCAGTTGCTCCCCTCGGCCGCGCGAAGTTCACGTCGCAGCTGTGTCTGCGCGTGCAGCCATGCCGTGATCATGCCCTCAGAGAACTTATCGCAGCAGGTGCGGCGCGGGAGATTGGCGTCCTCGAACACGGAGCATGCGTTTGGATCCACGGCCTCGCGCATGCGCACCGGCACCCCGCGCCAGTTGAGGATGGCATCGTCCCCTGAACCCCGGGTGACGGCGGCCACCAAGTAATCGGGCGGTGCCATGGTCAGCTCCGCCAGCATGGCGATAGCGCGCCACGGATGCACCACCAGCGTGTGACCAGCGCGCGGGTCCCTGCCCGAACTGCGCTCGTATTCAGTCATCACCTGGTCCAGCGCTTCGAATTGGCTCGTCATATTCCCGCCTTTCTGGCCTGCCCTTCGATCTGCTGCTTGTACGCCTGCGCCTGCTCCATCCAGTATACCGCCAGGCGCTCCGCAGTCTCGTACTTGTCCTGCAGATCCTGGGCACCTGGCACGTACGTCTTGATCTCTGACGGCATCACCATGATGACGCGCCAGCAGCTCACCTGGCCGCGCTCCACATTTATCATTCCAGGCGCCCCGGGCACACGTACCACATCGACATCCACTTCGATGTGCGGCACCAGCACGGCGCCCTGCATCAGCATTGAAGCCAAGTATAGGAACCGCTCGCGCAGTTCGGCGCCATCGTACTCACCGTGCAGGCGCAGTTCGATTCCCCGCCACAGCGGGTGACTGTTGTGATACGCGGTCTTGAACATGTCCTCGGCACAGCCCTCGAGTTTGCCTCGAGGGCTGTTACTAGAACACGTCGGTCGTCGGAGCGGCAGTTCGCTCCTGCTGCCCGTAGTCCACCTTGGCTTGGCCGCTATCCACCAGCATGCCGCACACCTTGGCAGCGCGATACGCCTCCGAGGTCTGCGGGATCATGCTGTTGGGAATCGTGCCGTTGGCTGGGGTGTACACCGGGATGTGCCAGCTGTTGCCCTTCTTCTCCACCAGCTTGGTGGTCATCTTCACCAGGTGCGCGTACAGCGGCGGGCACACCTTGCGACCACCCACGTCCTGGGTGTAGCTGCGGATCTGGCTGATCCAGTTCTTATAGACCTTGATATGCGTGCTGTTGTGCGCGCGCATCACGGGCGACTTGACCGCCAGAGTCTCGCCATCGACCTCCACACCGAACGTGTAGAACGTCTCCACCATCTCGCTACCGTTGGCGTCCACGTACTCGCCGAACTTCTGCTCCTTCTGCGCCTTGGCCCAGGCGGGGTCGTCGATCTCCAGCTGGCCCTGGAACCCACCACCCTTATCGCGCGGGGTGAACAGCGCGATGCTGTGGCGCGTGGTGCCGATAACGAGGAACACCTCGTCCAATACCTCGCCGGTCACGGTGTTGATGATCTGCCCCGCCTTGGCCTTGCCCTCCTTGACCTCCGGAGTAAGGAACTCCGCGATCTTGAGGAACGGCATCGCCGCATCGGCGTTGGTCTGGTTCTCGAACCCCTTGGCGGGGCCCTTGCCCAGCTCCACGGCATCATCACCGTAGTCGTAGGTCTGCACCGCAGCGGGTGGTGCCTTGGTCATCGCAGTCTCTTTCTCGTGCTTTGCCATACGCGTGCTCCTTGTTATTCGCTGACGCGATTCGCCAGCGGCAGTGGACCAGTCGGGGCGCGACCCCGAGACTGCGCTAGTGCGCAGCCAGGCTGCGATGCCTCCGGCCCCGTCACTTGATGTGGGCGTACTTCTGCTCGAACGCCCCGACGATGTCCATCAACTCCGTGGCGGTGCCCTCCGCGAGCTGCTCGCGCAGGAACGCGCACAGCGTCTGCGGATGCACCACCTCGTCCTCCGCCAAACGGGCGTGCACCCGGGGCAGGTGCTTGCGCAGCACCGCCAGGTATTTCTGATGCAGCTCTTGATCCTCGGGCGTCTTCCCGAACCGCACGGTGGCCATGTGCTTGATCAAGTCGCCGTGCTTGTGCGCCTCCAGCCACTTGACGGCCTCCGCCCGGGCGGAGGTGCCCGCCTTGGGCCACGTGGCGCGTACCTCCTTGCGCAGCGTCACGTGGAGGTCATCCGTGGTGCTCAGCTCCTTGAGCCCCACGGACTCCATCAACTCGGGGACGTCGTTCTCACGGAGGCGACGCGCCCGGGCGGCAGCCGCCTTGAGCTGCTCCTCCAGGAACTCCACCTCGGCATCCGCCTGCGCCAGTTGGGCCACCAAGTTGCGAAGCTGCACCAGCTTCTGCTCGCTCGGTTTCTCTTCCTCGTAGTCGCTCATTCGCACGCTCCTTTGTGGTGCCAGCACAATGCTGACCCACGTGGCAACCATTGCACGGCCCCGCGCGACTTACAACTCTTCCAGGTCTTCCAGTGAAATGACCAGGGGTTTCTCGCACGGGTGCAGCTCGTAGTTGTCGCGCTTCACCTGCGCCGCGCGCCTGCGTGGAAGCACCTCGTGGAATTCGCCGTCGTCCGCGCTGTAATGGTACGCGCGGGGCACGCCCAAGCCGACGACCTCGACCACGCCGGTGCAGCGCACCGCTCGCGTACCGAAGTGCTCCCACCCGGTCCACGCGACTCGACTACCGACATCTACCGCCACGCGCTGCTCCAATCGTTATTCCCGAACACCGCCTGCCGGTACTCGCGGCGCGCACCATCCCATTGTAGCATGCTCAGGCGCGTGCCCCGCTGCGCGGCCACCACGCACGTCAGACCGATGAGCACCGGATTGCCGACGAGCAACAAGTGATCCTCGAACGAGCGAAACGAGACCAGCTTGTACCGCAGCTCGCCCAGGACACTTGGGTCCCACGGTTTGGCGGTGGGGCCCAGCAGGTAGCGCAGCTCGCCCCAGCGCAGGGCCGGACGCATGTCGAACTCGTCGCTACCGTCGGAGCGGATCTTGCGCTGCACGGCGTACACCACGCTCATGGCCGCGCCAATCTCCTGCCAAACTTCGCCGCATAGTCCAGCGCCGCGGGGCACGTGGCGTCGACGATCTCTGCGTAACGACCCCGATAGTGCTCTATCAGTGCGGTGCCCCCGCAGCTGCAGTGCCCTCGGACCAAGTGCGGTCCGCACCTCACGGAATGCGCGATGACGTGCCGCCACCACCGCACGCGATACCACAGTCGCTTAATCATAGCCACTCCCTGAGCGTGGCAGCATCCAGCTGACCTGCCACGTCCTGCTTGCGCGCCAGTACCTTGCTGATGTGCTCGTCGATGCTGTCTGCCGCGACGATATCGTAATAGCGGACCACGTTCTTCTGGCCGATGCGATGTGCGCGGTCCTCACTCTGCAGCCTGTGGATGATATTGAAGCTGTTGCTGTAGTAAATCACCACCGTGGCCTGCACCAGCGTGACACCGCGCGCGATGGCCGCCGCGTTGGCCACCAGCACGGGGCATTCGGGCGACTCGCGGAACGCCACCAGCGCCGCGGCGCGCTCGCGGGTACCCACGCTGCCGTCGTACCGCACGTGCTTCCCGGGCAACGCGGCGCATATGATGTCCACGTCGCGGACGAACCTGCACCACACGATGGTCTTGGCACCCTCCGCTGCAGCTTTCTCCAGCGTGGCCAGCAGCAGCTGCAGACGCGGATTATCCTTGGGCTCGACGATCTCCTTGATGACCGTGGGGGCCTTACCGATGGGACGGCAGCGCGCCTCCACTTCCGCCGCGGGCAGCTGCCACAGCCGCCCATCCGGGAACGTCTCACTCTCAGTGCTGGTGCCCTGCACGTAGGCCACGTCGCCCTCCATGCGCTCCAGCACGCCCAGCACCTCCACGTCCTCGGCCTGCGTGGGCACCAGGGCAAGCACCTCATCACCGGGGCGCACCGACTGGGGCGCGGCCACACCGACGTAGCCGCACGTGATCTGCTGCAGTCGCGTGGCGCGCACCATAGCTTCCATCGCCTCGCAACGCTCGCCGCTATCGAACTGCGCCACGTACTCGTCCCTGAGATTATCGTACTGGCGGCGCTGGTACGGCGTCATGTCGAACACCAGTCGGCTGTACACCTTTTCGGGGAGGTCCAGGCAATCCTTCTTCAAGTAGCGCGTGCTGCACTTGGCGATATGCTCGCCCAGCCGGTCCAGGTCGCGGTACCGGATGAACTTCTGGAACTGGTGGCCCTGTCCGGCGCGGGCCAGCACGTGATCGCCGAAACGCATCTTGAACTCGAAGAACGTGCTGGTGCCAATCCTGTCCCAATAGTCATTGTAGAGGAACCGCACCTGGTTGAACATGTCGAACGGAGACTCCGTCCAGGCGGTACCATCCATGGCGCGGCGATACGGCGCCATCTTGGCCAGCGCCAGAGCGCGCATGCTGCGGCGCGCCTTGGGGGTCTTGATCGCCGTGCTCTCGTCCGCGGCGATCAGACAGCGGCTGCTCTTGAGCAGCGTGGTCGCCAACTTGATGCCGTGCGCGGTGTTGATGGCGTCGTAGCTCATGGCCAGCCATCGCAACTGCGTCCGCTCCTTGCGCAGGAGGATGTCGGCGCTGGCCTCGCGCTGCCGCTTGGTGTCGGCGCGCTCCGTGTACCAGGTCAGCCCCCGCCATTCCACGCTGGCGTGCTCGGGCACCTCCACGCCGCACCAGTTGGCGTGCACGCCGTTGGGCGCCAGCACCAGCACAGCATCGATGCGGCCCTTAAGGAACAGGTACTCGGCCGTATCCACGCACTGCTTGGCCTTGCCCAATCCCATCTCCCACCACCATCCCCAGCCGGCCTCGTCCCTGCTGCGCTCCAGATCCTGCGCCTGGTGCTCGTACTGCGGGTGCCTCACGCGTGCCTCCTCTTTCTAGGCGGGTGCCGCACTAACAGGTGCCACGCCCGGGCGTCGGGGCGCAAGCCTTGCACTACTTGCTCAAATGACGCACTATGTCAACGGAGAAGGGGAGTACCGAATTCCGTAGGCATTGCGTCAGCTTGCTTGACTTACTCTACCCCCTTTACTAAATAAGGGGGTATAGATACTAGGGGTGCCGGTGGAGCTACCTCCGCGGGCCTGCGCAACTGCGCAAAGCGGGGAGTAAGTGGTGCATGTAGAGCAACCCCGCGCCGCGGTTGGCGAATTCGGCCGCTTTACCTCCGCATCTCATGGAGGAGGTAGAGTATGGCCTGGGGGTTGCTACAGCCGAGCCAGGTAATCCTGGAGCCCCGCCACGTCCACGCCACTGGGCGCGGGTGCGGCACCGGTCACCCACTCGGCGCTCAGACACGCGTAGGCCTCGTCGACGTAGGCGGCCCACCAATCCCAGGTGGCGGCCTGTCGAGCGCCCCACGTCAGCAGCTGCGGGCCTCGGTGGTCGTACGCAGCGCAGGCCACGGCGTGGCCACCCCAGCTGCCGGCAGCATCGAAGCCACCGGTGCCTAGGGGCTCCCACAGCGCCCCGCGCTGGTCCTGTGCACGCAGGGGCAGGTTGCATCCCACGTACACCGCGCCGAATAGGCTGACCGCCGCGCGCACGTGCTCCTGGTCCCGGGGGTCCACCTTGACGAACGCACCGATGCGGTGTCCACCGATGCCCGCGGTGCGCCACTGCTTGCACACGTCCAGCATGGAGGCACCCTTATCCGTGCTAGGGTCGCGCGGGTCGTATCCGGTGCCGGCGCTGTAGGCAGCCACCACATCGTCATCGGGGATGGTGACCGTCTGTCCGCGCTGACTTGACCACACCTGCACCATGTGCGCAGCACTGGCATAGGCGCAGTCACCTACCTGATCATTGCGCATCATGCCCAGGTCGGCAGGCAGTCGATTGGTCCAGTCGCGCGCGGGTGGGCTGGCGGGCAGCGTCGAGAGCGCGACGAAGTCCACCATGCGCGCGGTGCGCGCATCTGGCTTGCTGGGTAGCCGGCCCAGCCTCACAGGTCGCCCTGCGCGGTGTGGAACGTTGCTCCCTTGGCCTTGACGGTGCGGAAGTGTTCCAGTGCGTCGTGCGCCAGCCACGTCTGATCTACGGGCTTGGCCTGGGGCTTGGCGAGATACTGCTGGACAATGGACGCCAACACGCAGCCACCAATTTCCACACCAGCGGCCTCCGCGGCGGCTTCCACGGTGCCCCAGTCCGCCTTGAAGCTATCGCATGCGCTGATGCTGCCGCCCACCCACGTGCAGCCCAGCTGCAGGGCCAGCTGCTCCAGCTTGGCCTCGTCCGCCTTGGTGCAGTCGATGACGTCCGCTGCCGGTTTGCTGTCCGTGACGCCCGGGCAGCCGCTGCAGGAGAACAGCAGTAGAACGATCGCAGCACCCGCCATCGGTGGGGGCGTCTTCTTGACGGCGGTGAGAATGTCGCGCAGATGCTCCCACCCGCCGGCAGCGAGTAGCGCGGCGCCCAGGGCGTTGAGCAGCATGGAGGCGGTGAACGGATTGCCACTGCCCAGCGCCGTGCCCACATACGTCAGCAGTGCCGTGCCGTAGGCCAACACGTATCCGCCCAGCGGCGTTGTGGACCACTTCTTCCACGCGTCGAAGGGCAGGTTGCGCAGTGCCCACACCAGCGCCACCATCCCGCAGCCCACGGCAGCGGTGCCCGCGCCCGTGCGGATGAACGTGTACAGCGCGGTCAGCGCACCCACCGGATCGTCGGGATTGAGCCCCGTGGCAGCGTGCGCGCGTCCCACGTAGCCGATGAGCCACAGCAGTAGTGCGAATGCTGCGCTCGCCAGCGCGAGCAGTCCGGCGTGGATGAACATCTTCTTGGTCTTCTGAGTCATGGCGTCGCTCCCTTTGGTGGTTGCGCCGCAGGCCACATCGGATGGCTCTGCTGGCGATCGAAAAGCTGCTGCACATCGTGCTCCAGCCGATTCAGGCGGACCTCGGTCTCTCCGGTGCTCACGCCCCAGCTGAAGATCTTGCCGGCCACGACCAGGGCACTGGTGAGGCAGATCACGGCGACCGTGCTGCCCACCCACTTGACCAGCCTGAGTGTGGCTGCGTCGTGGTGGCCCTGGTCCTCCAGCTTGCGCACCCGCTCCTCCAGCTCGGCAGCCGGCGCAGCGTGCGCGGCCAGCGCGGCGTCACCGATGACGTGCAGCCCGTGCTGCGCGGCATGTTTCCAGGCGTGGGCGTAGTCCCACAGTTCGCGGTAGGCCGGGTCGTTGTGATAGCGCTCCAACGCGTGGACGTTGGTGGGCATGGTGATCTCGTCACCATGCTCCGGTGGCACGCGCGCGTCTCGCTGGCGCTGCAGGGCCTGCAGGTCACGCTCCTCCTGGGTCATCCAAACCTTCTTATCGTCGTCTTGCGGCATGTCACCCTCCGTCGAACGTGGTGATGGTCCGGTTGCCGGCACCGTCGATACTGCCCGCCAGGCGATTCTTGGTATCCGCGCCGTCGCGCACGTTGAAGTTGCCGCTCTGGGGCAGCACACCCTTGGAGGTGATGGCTGCCACCAGCACGCGCAGCGCTTGCAATAGAGTGACGTCGGTGACGGTGTCCACGGGGTTCTTTCCGATGATAGCGCTCAGCACCCCCAGCTGAGGATCGTACGGATCCCATGGGACGACCTCCAGAGGGATCTCGCGGACCTCCACCGTGGCCGCGCCCGCCGCGCTGATGCGAATGGCCATGGCGCCGATGGTGTCGAGGTCGCCGACGCTCGGTACGTAGTAGCACAGACCCTGCGCGTTGGTCACGTCGGGTTGGAACACGCCGCTGTTGCCGATGCCTCCGCTGCCGCCACCCGCGCCCGAGGTTCCGTCCGACTTGACGACGCGCACGGTGAATGTGTAGCCGCTGGCATCCAGCCGATTCTCCAGGCCGGTGTCGACCAGCGTGAACCACACCAGCTTGCGACCTGCTACGTTCTCACCCTGCTTGATGGTTTGCATGATCTTCTCCTACGGGGCCAACACCAGCGTCAACATGGCCTGCGTGCCGGCAGTGGCCAGCGTGCAGGTGGTGCCGCGCACGGCGCCGTGCGTCTTTTTGCGGCCGACGCACACGGTGATGCCGTAGCCTAAACTGGCGTTGGTGTACTGGTTGACGTGCTCCGTGAGATCGGTCAGGTCGGGATTGACGAATCCGCTGGCCTGGCGACTATTGCTATCGATGCGCGCAGCCAGGATGTTGACCACTAGGGCGTTATCGGTCAGCGTGGTCACGGCGGGAAACGTGACGTTGGTGCTGCTGGCGGCCACGGCACCCGCGCTGGCTTCGATGGGATTGCCGGTGGTGCGGCAGCCGCGGAAGCAGATGCCCAATCCGATCTTGGCGTCGTCTCCGCTGACATCCTGGAACGTCATCGCGGGCATGTTGTTGGATGTGGCGCGCACCTGGCCCACGTGCAACCGCGCGTTGAGCGTACTGCTGCTGTCGTGCTGGGGGCTGCCGCTGACCTCGACGAAGTTGTTGGCCGGATTGAACGGGTAATTGACGTTGCCCAGGGCGCTCAGCACACTGACGATGACGTCGTTGGTCTGATGCGGAGGCATCAGGATGGTCACGCCCTGGGCGCTGGTGCCCACCACCGGCGCACTGGCCGCCACGTACCACGGATTGGTGGGTGGCACGTTGGTCATCAATTTGATGACGGTGTTGGCCTCCAGCACGCCGCGCGAGGCAAATCCGTCATCGGTGAGGTGCGTGCCGTCGCGCAGGGGTAGGTGATCGATGTAGAGGATGCCGGCGCGCGGTGTCAGCGCGACGAAGGCCTCGTGCGCAGCGCGCACCGTGGCGTTGTTGCTGAAACCCGAGTGCAGGCGCCCCACCACGAAGTAGCACCCCGGGAAGGCTGCCGTGAGGATTGATGCCAGGCTCAGCATGTTATTGAGCATGTCCGCGGCGTCGGGGCTCTGGCCGCTGTCATGCTCGCCGTTGTGGATGAGGAAGACCACGTCCGACGAGTGCGCGATGCCGTACGTGGCCATGAGACCCTGCACGTACGCGATGAACTGCGCCATGGCGTAGGGCGGACCGTTGCTGGGCCAGTTGGCCAGCCAGTTATCCTCCAGGCCGCTGCCGTCCACCGCAAACTGACCGCCGCGCCACCGCCACCGCGTGCGGAACGTCAACTCGCGCAGCGCCGTGAGCGCGCTGGTTCCCATGCCCGCGGTGTAGCTGCCACTGCCGCTGCTCCGGGGACTCAGCGAGCGGGGACCCTCGTCGTGGTACACCGGGGGATCCCCGATGGCGTAGGCGACGTGGTCTTGCCACAACACCGCTGGGAACGCCTGTGTGAGATTTGCCGGGTACACCACCTGATTGGCGGCGGTCAGCAAACCCACGCCGTTGGACTGGCTGGGCCCGTAGATGGCCAGCTTGGTGCGGCGCTCGTCTGGCGTCAGGATGTTCACGGCGAGCGGGCCCCCGTCAGGTCCACTGCCAGCCTACTCCAATCGATATCCACGTTGCGACTGGTGGTGCCAGCACTCTTAGTGGCGCGCACCTGCACGCCCGTCAAGCGGGACGCGCCGCTGGGGATGTTGGTGTTGATATCGCAGCTCTTGGTGCCGTTGACGAAGAACTCGGCGCGCGTGGTGCCGGTCATCACCAACTTGAGATGAAAGATGTTGGTGTTGGGCAGCGATACCGCGGCCACCGGCTGGTTGACCGTGGTGAAACTCTCGTTGCTGACATCGCTGCCGTTCATCCGGAACGTGGTGCGCGCGCTGTTGGCCGCGCACCAGCATTCCCAGACGTCCGCGTTACCGGTGTTTGGTCCGCTGGTGGCGACGTTGCCGCGGTCATAAAGGAAGTAGCAGCCATCCACCTGGTTGACGCCAGCAGTGTCGCCAAATCCAGCGATGAGGCTGTATTCGTCGGTAACGTTGCTGAGTGCCTCCGCGCCGATAACGATCTCGAACGTCCAACTCCCAGAGCCGAAATCGATCGCGGTTGGCGAGGTCTGGAATCCGGCTGCGCCAGTGGTCGTGGTGCCAACCTGCAATTGCAGGATACCGGGGCGCCCAGTGGTGCCGGTGCTCAGCACCGTGGCACCCGTACCGGCGAACACCGCGTTGTAGGCACTGCCGCACGTGCCGTTGGTGCCCAGGCTGCAGGAGTTCATCAGCCAGTCGTCCACCCACTCGAAGTGAGTACCGCCGTAGTTGTTATCGTTCTGCGTCACGCATGTGCTGGTGCCGTTGCCCGCGATGGCGCCCAGTACCTGACCATTGGTGCACGTGTTGGGGGTGATGCTGGCACCACCCCCTCCACCCGTGCCGATGACCGCGCCCCCACCAAGAAAACCACCGCGCATGGAAGGCTCTGGTGTCAGCCACCTAGCGATCAGGATCGCCCACGCCGCGGCGACCGTGGCCATCAGCAGTGCGAGCATCCATTGCTTCTTGGTGAACATGCTCAGTCCCCCTTGACGAAGTTGTTCTCGACAAACTCCTGCAGCTGGCAGTTCACGGTGACCCCGCCAGTATCGTTGGCGCGTCGCACGACGACCGAGTCGAAGATGCCCAGCTCCTCCACCACGAAGACGTAGTTCTCACCGGTGGGCAACACACCACCGCCCAGCTTGCCAACGTTGTTGACATCGCACACTAGGTGCCACTTGTCGTCGTTGGCGCGGCGCACATACAGCCACAGCTCGCAGCTGGTGCCCCCAGTGAGCTGCGCGTATAGCGCGTATTTCCACACCTTCATGGCGGCTAAGAACATGGTCATGTCCAGGCCAACGGTGTTGATGTCGGGCTGCACGTTGATCACCGGCAGCGTGAGTTGTGTTCCAGGTGCTTGCCTCATATTCTTCTCCTTACGCCGGGGTGGTCACCTGGTGCAGCAGCGTGAATCTGCTGGTGGCGATCACTGGATACTTGTTTCCGGTGGCATCTACCACCCACATGTCCCACACGTAGTCGCCTACCTCGAGACTCAGGGTCTGCGTGGGTAAAATGGTCGCGGTGAACTGGCCCTTGAGCGCGCCGGTCTGGTCGGCCAACACGATGCCACTGCCCGTCTGCAGTGCAATGAGCGCTGCGGCCGCCTTCTCATCCGTGCGCACCGTGAGGTAGCACGTGGCGCCCGTGAGATCCACCAGCTGGTTCTTGTAGTCGCGCACGGTCGCCACCAGTGGTAGCGTCTGCCCGCGCACGCACGTTAGTGCCATCGTGGTGATCATTGACCTGCCTCCTGAACTTCGACAATGGCGCTGTACCCACCGTACTGGATGTCCACCACCAGACCGCGCATCTGTGGAACGACCTGCACCTGGCTGCGGTACGGCGGTGCAATCTGGGGAGCCACCACGGTGGCCTGCAGGCCCCCGCGTTGCACGGTGCAGTACAGCGGAGCGACATACGTCGGATATGTCGGTGGAGGCGTGGGTGTGCTCAGGCCTCCCAGTAGGCCGCCGACTTCCCCGCCAAGAAGACCGCCGACGAGGCTCACAGACCACCCGCCATGTAGAAGGTAACCGGGCCGATGGCCGTGTTGTTGGGCGCGCCGGTCAACAAGAACGCGAGGGACTCGAATGCCTGGGGGAATACGCCATTGGCGATGATATCGAATGGCACGCGGCGCCCACTGCTCCACATGGGCGCAGTCACTCCCTTGGCGTTGGTGGTCACCGTGGGCCCCGCGGCTGGCACGTGGGTCATGGCGTTCATGGGACTGAATCGATTGGCGTGTTGGGCTGCACCCGAGCCACCCACGTTGGCGTTGTTGAGTACGGTGCTCGCGACCAGTACCGCGCCCGCACCGTTATCACCAATGCTGTACTTGACCATGCGCGTGGTCAGGGCCGCCGGGTCCTTGATGAGCACGGATACACCAAGCAGCCGCGCGATGTCCAACGAGGGGTACTTGACGAAGATGTCCGCACCCGCGCCAGTGGCAGTGATGCGATCCGTGAAGGCCGTCCAGTTGACTAGTGTGCTGGCAAAGTCGGGCGGTTGCACCACCGGTGCGAGGAACCCCACCGGCACGCGCTGGTCGTGCAGTACGGCCACCGCACCGGCAGTGTCCTCGGTCTTGAAGCCTGCGGCAGCGGCGTAGTTGGTGCCCACCAACACGCCGCAAATCATCACGTTGCTTGCGTCGGGCAGAGGATACGTGGGCGAGGCGGCTGGAGTGCCCTGCTTGACTGAGAGCGTGCACTGGATGCGACGCCGCTTGTTATAATTGGTGGCCGTGACGACACCACCCACGACCGCCTGGAACGCGACCGAGGTGGGTGTGTCCTCCACATAGGAGAGCGCCATCTGCACGATGTCGATTCGAGGGTTGGCTGGGTCGCCGTTGGCGATGCTGACCTCGTCCGTCCCAGTGAAGGTGAATGGTACCAGCTGAGCCTCGGCTCCGCTCTCTGCGGCGAGCGCCTGCAGCAGCGTGCCCTTGCTGATCTTGACTTTGTTGTTGGCGCTACCTTGAATGGGACGCGCGGCCGAGGGCGTCAGAGCAAACGCGTACGGACTGATGGTGGCGTCGTACGCATTGGAGTACGCCGGATTTTGCGCGCTCAGGGAGCCATCGGTCGTCACTGGGATGCAGGCCCGCTCGATGCGGTCGTAGATATCGGCCAGTGTGCGCGCAGAGATCGCATTGAGGTCCTGTAGTGTGGCCTCCTCGCCATCGTTGAACAGCACGCGCGGATAGATGTCGGTCGTCATGCGTACTCCTCCACCGAGTAGTTCTTACCGGCGGCTCGCTTGGTCCGCAGCGCGTCCAGACACGCCGTGCGGCAGTCGGCGCTGGCCGGAATTAGGGCGATTACCATGTGCGCGTGCCCCGCGCTGCCCACCCGCCAACCGCGGTTGAGGCAACGCTGCCGGTTAAGATAGAGGCTGTCGCGCGGCAGCTCCTGCAGGTACACGGTGCCTCCGCCGTTGGCATCGACAATCTGCTGCAGCGCGGTCAGGATGTCGGTGGGGGTGATGGCCAACGGTGGAGTGGCCATGCGCGTGCGCAAACTGATATCGGCCTCGTCACCTTGACGGAATAGACCCTCGCCCAGGGCGAGGAACTCCAGGTACGCGCCGTGCGCGGTGCTGGGACGCACCTCGCGCGCCCATCCGGCAACGGCGCCCTCCGCCAGCGCCATGACCTCCGCCAGCGCCACGCGCTCGTCCATCTGTGCGACGTCCTGCGGCACGGCGCCTTGATAGACGCGCTGCAGCTCGTCCACGATGTCTGGCGATCCTGTGTAGAGTAGAGGCATGTTAACCCGTGACGCTGACCACGCCTGCCCGGATGACTTGATTGGTACCCGGGGCGATGCTGACCGCGGGTATCACGCATGCGGCCCGCAGGATACTGTACTGATCCACGCCGCGCGCCGCTCGGCTGATGTTCTCCGTGTAGAGCACGTCGCCCGGTTGAAGGCGCGCCACCTCCGTGGTCACCGCTGCAATGACGCGAGTGACCAGCGTGTTGATGTCCACGCCTGCGCGCACCACCAGCTGCACGGTGATGTCCTGCGTCAACAATACCGCGCCCACCACGTTGACTACGTCACCCGCTGCACGCCACGCCGGAATCCCCTCGCTCGGCGAGCCATCGATGATCTTTTGCACCGCGGCCACCATGGCGGCATTGGCGTTACCATCTGCGTCGCTCACGAAGAGCGTGATGATGCCGGTGGTGGGGTCCACCAGCGTGGATGCTCGCTTGACGCCAGTGCCGGGGGTCTTGGCAGCGAGCACCAGGGCGTCCTCGGTGCCGCGGCGCTGCTGCAAGAAGTTGCCGCGCGTGCGGTCGCGGAGGTCAGGATCGCTCTCCTCCTCGTCGCCACCAGCGGCGCGAGCGGCGTTGGTGGCCGTTAGGGTCGTATCGAACGGCGTGTCCAGGAGGCGGGTGATGGTGTTCTCCACCACGTTGCCCACCTTGCCCTGCACGGCACACGTGGCCGTGACGGTAGCGGTCAGCTGCCCGATGGCAAACGGCACGTCGTTATCGATGGTGAACGTGACGAATGCGCCGGTATCGTCTGGCTGCGTCCCCACGCGGAATCCCGTGGGGATGGTGCCTGCACCGGCCAGCGCCGTGGGGCGCGCCAGCGTCAGCGTGGCCTTAGCTTCCTCGCCCTCGTCGCGGTCCACGCCACGATCGTGCGTGGTCTGCGAGAGGTCGTCGCCTTCGGCACCGTCCAGTGTGGCCGCTGCGAACCGATTGGCGCCGTAACCGATCACTGCCGTGGCCATGCTCACGCAGCCGTTGACCACCGCATCCGTCACATCGCCAGGATTCACGATGAGGCTCGGGCGTCGGGCCTGCAGCGTGTACACGCCCAGGTCGTACATGTCTTGGGGGCTGGGAGTAGCCATGCTACTTCACTCCTCTGGGGGTGACCTGCACGTCCATGGCAAGCGGGTTGCCCTCCGCCGTGGAAGCGCGCACCGTCAGCACGTAGCCGTCATCGCCATCCGCGGCACTCACCTCTTGGATACCAGCGATCCTCGGATTGGCGGCCAGGCGCGCGCGAACGGCGGCCACTGCTGCGGCGCGCGTGCTTGGAGTGTTGCCCTGCAGCACTTGCCCGGGCAAGCCGCAACCCCACTCCGGACGGCGCACCAGGCTGCCGGGATTGGCACCCGCCTCACGCACAACGGATTGGGACGCGGCATCCGTGCCCCGCACTGTGGCCAGATCCCCGTGTGGCCCGACGTCCGCGCTACCGTTGCGCAAGCGGATATCCTCGCCCGCCACCTGCTGCGTGGTCAGCGTGGGTGGCACCACGGCGGCCTGCGGAACGGTCCATTCCAGCGGCATCAGGGCGTGACCTCCAGGGCGCAGTACACCACCAACTTGACGTTGGGGCGTTGCCATCCGCCGTTGGGTAGGATGCTAAAAGTGAACGTGCGGCCCTCCAGCTCGCTACCGGCCACCGTCACGGTGGACTTATCCTCGAACAGCGGAGACAGGCCGTACTCCGGATGACCCGGGACGGCACCACCCAACAACTCGTCGTAGGCCACCATCCACAGCGCACTGTCGGTGCCAATCTGCGCGACCACCGACACCTTGTAGCCGGCGGGGCATGCGAACGATGCCACCACGGGCGTCCATCGAGCCAGGTCCGGAGTAGCTGCCAGATCACCCTGCGCCGTCACGCTGGTAAACGTGAGACTGAACGAGGCGAAGCTGCCGACCGGCAGAAAGAATGCGCCAGGCTCCACAGGCGACGATGAGTTGAACATCGGCTGCGGGTTGAACGCGTATCCAGTCTGGACCGTCATGTTACGTCATCACCGGGGTAGTGACCCCATCCCAGGGGAAGATGACACCGCCGCTCGTGCCCACGACGATGAACTGCAGTGCTCCGTAGGTGTCGCCATCAGTGGCAGTGGTGCGAGCCAACCACCAGTCGATGAGGTTGCCGAGCTTGCCCTGACTGCCGGCGGTGGTGGTGCCGATGCCCACCGGGAATATCGGGTAGCCCACGGCACCCTGCAATTCTGTCTTGACGTTACCCCAGGTCAACACGCTGGCGTTGTACAGCTCCAAGCCGAATAGGACCTGGCAGCTGAACGGCACGCTGCTCACTACCGTGCGCGCCAGGCCTCCGCGAGCGTTGGCCGAGAACGTTCCAATAAAACTGTTGGTGTTGAGGTTGGCGGGCGTGCAGCAAAACCCCCACACCGCGGGGCTGAATGTCGCGGTGACCACCGTACTGGACACCGCCTCCACACCGAATACCAGACCGACCCACACGCCACCGCGCGCGATGGCAAACCTGAACATCTTGTGGTCGTCCGTGGCCCACCCGGTCCACAGGCGATCTGCACTGGCAGTCGCATTGATGAGGCTGGTGGCGCTGCAGATGACCTGCTCGTCCGTAGCCGTGGGCTGCTGGTTGGGGGTGCCTGCAGCCACGAATAGGCCGCCGGGGGAGAACGAGATGCGCGCGATGTCGTCGCTAGCACCCTGATACGTGAACAGGATGTCGCACCCGTTGGCATCTGTGAACACCACCCACGATTGTGCGTTGGCTGCTGCCGCTCCGCGCGTGGTGGCGTTGGCCTTGGAGGCCCACCGATCCACAGCGTCCATGGCTCCGGTGGTGCCATCGCAGCTGCCCTTGATGGCCCAGTGGTTGGTTTTGAGGAACGCCTTGGCGCCGAACAGGTACGCGGCCATCGTGTCGTTGAGCGACACAAAGGTGATGCGGTTGCAGGGGCTGATGATCCAGTTTTTGGCGACGGTGGGTAGGGACATCGCTCACTCTCCTTGTAGTACCGTGGTGCCTGCTGGCGTAGGCACGCTGCTGGTACCGGCAGGCGGCACCGCTGATTCCGTGGGTGGTGAGCCGGGACCGGCGTGGGTATGCCCGGTGATGCTGTCGAACTGCTTGCGCAGGTAGGCCACCTGCGCTTGCAAATCGGCCAATGTCGCCAGGGCGCTGGCAGTGCCGCCTACGCTGCGCGCCACCACTTGATCACCCTGCAGCACCACTGTACTTGGGTCCACGTCGGATGGCAAGGCGATACGCGCGTGCTTGCCGATCAAGTAACACTCACCCTCGAAATCACCCTCGTGTGTGCCAATCAGCACTTCGGTGCCGACCGCCGGTAGTTTCCACACGCCGCGCCCACTCTCGTCGACGTCCAGGCTCAGGTTGGCCCACAACCGGTGCCCGCTCTGCGTGGTGCAGCTGATGATGACGTAGCCTTCCTCGTTCACCTGGTAGTGTGTGCCTGATTTGGGGTCCACCGTCACGCGCGCGGCAAAGGTGAACACCTGGTCGTCTTTCACCAGGTCGCGCAGGCTCTGCAGCGTCATTGTGGCCTCCCCGCGTCGGAGGCGTCTGCATAGTGGATCTCGCGCAGCTGGCTGGCGAAGTTGACCGCCGTCACGGCGATGGTGATGCCTTCGTCCTCGTCGTAATCGAATTTCAACTTATTGCTGTAGTACGGTTGCGTGTACTGGGTCAACTGCTCCACGTTGGCCGCCACGAACTCGGCGATGCTGGGCGCGTAGCCCAAGGCCTCCAAGTGCGCCACGCGCATCTCCGTGGTCAGCTTGCGCAGGTGCTCGCGATTGAACGGATCAAACTTGATACCGATAGGATCGCCAGTGCGCAGTCGCAAAAGATCTACCGTGGCGCTCGCGGTTGCCAGCTGATCGTTACTGGGTGCGCCCGCTTCCACGCTGAGCATAGCGGTCTCGATATCGTAGGTGCTCTCGCCACGACCCAGGTGGTAAAACCGCATGCGCGCGTATCGCTTGAGCGTGTCGCGGTCGATGATCCCCTTGGGTGCAGGGAAATACATCCGCTCGTCCTTCTTGACGGCGAGTCCATCCACGATGACGTTGCGCTTTTCCGGATACTCCACCTGAATCTCTTGCCCCGTGTCGGGGTCCCACGCCACCAGCACCACCTGGGGCACGCGCTCGCGAGCAAACTTACGCTTGACCCGCAGCCGCGTGAGGTGCACGCCGTATGCGAGCCGGGGCGCCGTGGCCAAGCTCTGCGCGGTCTGGGTCTTGGGGTCGGTCACCACGATGTCTCTGCCGCGCACATACACGATGAATCCGTGCTGCGTGACCAGGTCGTAGATGACTTCCCAGTACGTCTTGCCTTGCTTGATCCACAGTCCCTTCTTCTTGGTGCTGCGGTGCAGGCCACCACTGCGCGGTGGATCCTCGTCGGCCTCCCACTTCACGGTGAATCGTGCGCGGGTACCCACCGGCGCAGCCTTATCAGCGATACGCTGCACCACTACGTCCAGAGCGTCGCCAACCTCGACGTTGTCCTTGGGATTCCACTCCAAGTCCAGCACGCTGGTGTAGTCACGGCCCACCAGCTTGACCATGTTGCTGTCACCGATCAGCACGCCATCTGCGTCGTCCGTGATGCCCTCCAGCATGAGCTTATCTGGGGTGGCCCACTCCACGGTATCGTCCCCACCGCTGTCCCACATGTAGATCCACGCGGCCACGCTGGTGACTTGGTCCGGATCGAAGGGCAGGCTGCGCGCGTCGAACTCCATGTTCCAGGTCGCCCCCTCGTGGTATCCGTTGAGGGAGACGTTGGCGCTCTTGGGTGTCACCTCCACTAGCACGCTGCGGCGAGCCTTGCGCTGCGCGGCGTCCTTATCGGTGTTGTCCACGCGGCGGTCATCCAGCGTGATGCTGAGCTGCGCCTTGCATCGCGGGCGAAACACGCTGGTGGTCACGACTGCCGCTCCGGGATGGTGAGCACTTCGGTGCCGTCCAGTACCAGGCTGGCTACGGTGGGATTGGCGTCGTAGATGGTGCGCCAGGCATCCGCGGTGCCGTAGAACTTGAGTGCGATGCGCTCCCAGGGCTCGCCTGCCTGCGGCCTGTAGATCGCCTTGGGGTGCTTGGCGGCTCGGGCGCGCATGTCCAGCTCCGCCTTGCGCGCCAGACCGGCCGTCTGCAGTGCAGAGACGTACGTCGTGCAGCGCCAGGCGTCATACTTGAGCGTCTGCAGCACATCCGCGAAGGCCACGGCCAAGTCGGAGCGCAGCTGCCCGGCATTGGCCGCGATGGTCAGCGCCTGGCCGCTCACCCGCCGGAACGCCCCGGCGGCCTGCAGCAGTTGCTGCGTGGCATTGCTCTGCAGACTCGCGTTGGTGGTGAGCGCAGCCACACCCGTCAATTCGCGATCCATCTGCAGTTGCGTGGCCCGGGCGTCCAGCACGTCCTCGGTGCCCACCGGAATGTTCAGCGCGCTTTCCAGCTGGTCGCTCAGATCCTGCGCTTGCTCCGCCACGTCCTGCTGCCATTGATCCGGGCTGCGGGTCTCCACCGGCACTGGCACCGTGCCGCGGAACGACCCCACGGCCTCGTTCTGGTGAGGACTGATGGTGCAGGTGTACTTGATGCGATCGACAGTGCGGTACTTGATCTTCAGGTTGGTGAGCAGCCCCACGAAGCTGTGCTGGTCCAGCTGGAGCCGCACCAAGTTGGTGCGCCCCACCAATTGCGAGAACGCCAGGTACGTGTTCCACGCGAACCCCACGCCAGCCCACATGTCCACCCACTCGCCGGTAAACTCGAATGGCTGCCAGGTGGCGGCCATCACCTGCTCCACGACGTTGTCGCCACCGGGAACCTCGCGCCGATTGGTCTTGACGCGCAGCTCGAATTCCAGGTCGTCCAGAATGGAGGCGTGGCTGGCCGCAGACCAATCGAACACCACGGGAGTAACGACACCGGCTGCGCCGGTACGTCGCAACTCCGTGATAATGGTCCTAGTTGCCGTGCGCATTAGAATCCTCTAGCCAATCCGTTACGGGCCCGGGTCGGAGCACGCACCCGGCGCGCGACCATGTCGTCCATCTCGGCGAGCCAGCGGTCGGGATCCTTGGCGCTGACCTGCTGGATGTTGATGGTGACATTTTGATTGACCTTGGCAGTGCTCTTCAGCTTGCTGTCGGGGTCAGTGCCAAGCAATTCCTGCACGACCTTGCCCACGGTCATGTAGTTGCCCTTGAGGTACTCTTCCAGCAAGGCGTTGGTCACCTTGCTCACCTCCAAGTGTTGCCGCTGCTCCTCGGTCATGGTGGCCAGCGCCGAGTTCACCATCAGGTTGCTGAAGGCGACGCCATTGGCGTAGTTCTGACTTACCTCCTTCAGCTGGGCACTGGCGTTGGCTGCCTCGAAGTTGATGTCGGTGGTCCCGTGGCCCTCTCTGGCACGCTGGTACATGTCCATGTACCGGTTGGCGTCGGCATCATTGAAGCCCGCGGCGCGCAGCTTGAGGTTGCCGGTGGCGTCGATCAACCCGCTGCCACCCGCATTGGCCGCCGCGGCGAGTGCAGCGAGGGCGTCGGCTTTATCCGCCATGCGGGTACGCTCCACAGTAAACGCGGAGTACCGCGCGCCCGACCGCGCGTCATTCTCTCCGTAGGTCTCGCGGAGCTTGTCCTTGGCCTTGGCAAGCGCCAGCTCGAATTCGTCCAGACGAGCAGTGGCCCTCTCCAGAGCAGCCTCCTGGGGCTGCAGTGCATTGTGGATATCATGATTCAGACTGGCGAATAGCTCCCTGCCCAGGAGGTAGCCACCCGCCGCGGCGCCTGCCAGCGAACCAGCATTCCCCATGACGCTGCCCGCGCTCACCTTGCCACCGTACGCACCGAATCCCTGCAGGGTCCCGGCAATGCCACCGCCCACCATGCTGGCCACCTTCACTGCCGCCCACGCCTCCGCAATTTTGATGAGGGTGGACGCATGGTCCACCATGAACATCACGGCGTCCTTGGCGTAGCCGAATCCCTTGACCAGCGCCTCGCCGACCTTGTGCGCCCAATACTCCACCTGCGCCTCGTTGCGGTCCAGCCACGTATTCCAGTTCTTCACCTCTTCGGTGATGGCCTTGAACAGGGGTAGTCCAACCTTACCGCCGAGGATCTGGAGCTTGTCCTCCAGGGTGCTGGTCACACCAGCGAACGACTCGCCGAATTGCTTGGCAGCCTCTTTCATGGCGTCACTGCCCAGCACGCCCTCGACGATCTTGAGTCGCTGGCTGGCGTTCTTGGTCTTGAACTCCTCCTCGGACATGTGCGCCATGCCGAGGATCTGCTGTGCGAAGATCATGCGCCGATTGACCACGCCCGCCAGCATGTGCGCCAGCTCGTTGGCCGCATACCCGCTCTCCTGGCCCATGGCCTTGGCCGCCACCACGCCGCGCTCAGTCATGGTGGCGATATCGCGCACGCTGCCACCAGCCTGGGCCGTGGCCACTGCGACGCCGCGGCTGAACTCCAGCATCTCCTGCGTGGTGACAGGCGTCTGCTGGCTGAACTTCTGGAACTCGCTGTACAGGCGATTGGCAGCACCGCTGGCTTGTTCGAAACTGGCGTTGTAGTTGCCCTGAATCATCGTGCTCAAGCTGATCTTGGCATTCTGGACCTCCTTATTGAAGTCGATGAACGCATGCTTGGCCTGATGCACGATGCTGCTGCTAATGACGGCGCCACCCATCCCAAGCAGCACCGTCTTCAGTGTCTCACTGTGGTGGGCAGCCTGCTTGGCGTGCGCAGCAATCTCCTGGAGCTGCTTGCTCGCCTTGTCCGTGACATCGTAGATGGTCTCTACGCGGTATGTGGTGGTGTCACCCATGTGTCAGCGGCGCGTTGTGGTCGCGGATACGCGCATTCAGCTCGCGCCTGATGATGGCGCGCGTGAAGTTATCGTAGGCTAGATACGTATGCAGGTCAGGCTGCCCCAGGTGCCAGCAGACCCAGACCCACTCCTTGATCAACCCTGCGTAGAACTCGTCGGCTGGGCGGCGTCGTACGCGGCGGCGTCCAGCCTGGCCTGAAAATCGTCGGACTCCTCCGTGGAGAGACTATTCAGGTGGTCGTACACCTTACCGCAGAAATCCTGGGTGCGCTTGGACCAGTCGAAGAACTGGCTGCACGACGTACCGATGACCGGCTGCCCGTTGACCTTGACGATGCTGCGGCTGATGCACTGCAGTCGCAGGTTCAGCCCGAACTGCCCACCCTCCATGAGATCGCCGTTGGGCTTGACGCACAGCTCGGCGGCCTGCACGATATCGGGACCCTGCAGCACCTTCACCGTGACAGTCTTGATATCCAGGTCCCGGTACTTGCTGAGGTCCAGTGTCTTCGTTCGCTCCATCATCGTGGCATCCCTTTCGTTGTTGCTTAGCCGCTGCGGCTGGCGGTGTTGTAGGCGAAGAATCCGCTCCAGCTGACCAACTCGTAGCCATCCCTGGGGATGGAGTTGCTGTCCATCTTGAGTACTGCGTCGCCGTAGAGGCTGTCGGTGCGCAGCAGGCCGCTGCCATCGCGGTACTTGTACGTCAGCGTGAGGGTGATGTCGGGCAGTGGATTGCCGTTCAGCTCGGCAGCCTGGATGAGATCCCACAGCTGGGACCAGATGTGGTCCGTCTTCTCCGTCTTAAAGGAGACGTCCCACCCCTTGACATCCAGGTCGCCGTGGGCGCGCTTCTGCCCCGTGAAGCGCTTCTTGCTGATCTCGGAATCCGGCTTGACGTCGATGTCGTGGATGGTGCTGAAGCTGCCGCCGAGGCGCCCCAGGCCCGCCACCGTGACCTCGGCCCGGCACTCTTTTGCTCTGATTTCTCCGGCCATGGTGTGCTCCTGTTAGCCTTGCGCGGTGCTGGTGTTCTGCGTCTCCGTGATTACCACGGTTGGTCCGATGAACGCGTTCAGCAGGATGCGCTTGTTCTTGGCGATCAGCCGGCACTGCAGCAGGTCCACCTGGTCGCCGTTGCCCTGGTCCGTCAGGTTATTGACGGTGTTGTCGTTCTTGTAGCTGAACATCGGGTTGCCCTGGTCGTCCTTGAGCACGTAGCGCTCGGCGTTGGCCAGGCCCGTGAGGAAACTGGTGGCAGCACCGGCACGCGCGGCGCGCGCACTCGGCGTGTTGCCGCGGAACAGGTCCCCCGTCATCAACAGCGCCAGCGCGTAGAGGATGAAATCCTTCATGTAGCGCTGGTCCAGGTCGCGGTTGTTCTTGTTGAGGTCGCACGTGAGCGCGTTGCCTGGGATGATGATGCGGTTGCCGCTGGTATCCAGGTCCGCGTTGAGATAGCTGACACCCGCGGCGTCCAACGCGTCGCGCTGCGCGTCGCTCAGCTCGTTGTACACGCGGGTGACGCCCTTGGTGTACGCGGCGTTGCGCTGGTCACCGGGATGCACGTCCGGGTCAGTCTGACTGAGGATGCTGGCCACCAGGCCGTGCGGCTCGTCGACGATCTCCTCGTTGGTGACCGAATCGATGATGTACGGGTGGTTGAACCAGTACGAGAGACGATCGGTAACCGTGAACGCCGCGCGCTCCGTCTCGGCGCTGGTATCGGTCACCGTCTCGTTGTCGGGACAGGCAAACCACACCCGCTGGCTCGCCACTGCGGCGAGTGCCTGGATCTTCGTCTTGATGGTCGCGTTGCTGCGCCCCGCCACCAAGCAGATGTTGATGCCGCGCGTGTTGCTGATGATCTCCATCGGACCACCGGTAGCGGTGTAGTCGCTATCCGCGATGGCGCCGTCCGAGCCGGCCACGCTGGTGAAGTTGGCCACCACCTGACCCAGGTTGGTGTAACCGTTGGTATCGGCGCCATCCGTGGACGGCGCGTTGTTGACGGGACGTCCATCGGCCAGCTTGGTCAACCGGATGATGACCGCGTCATCCGAACCGATGACCTGGTTGGTGTTGTCCACACCGGTGGTGCAGAGGTTCTCGTACAGGTACACGCGTCCATAGAGCTTGATGCTCAGGTTCCAGTGGGTCGCCTGGCCGTCGGTGGCCGCCAGTACCTTGAACTGAATATCGTTGCCCGCTGCGCCCGGGCCGTACGCGTCCACGCGGACCACCTGCGTGCCGGCACCACCCGCCGCGGTCTCCAGGGTGAAGCTGGCCTTGACCGCTGCGGCAGCCGCCACGCGTGCCACCCACACTCCGCCGAACCGCTTACCCTGGAACATCTTCCACACGTGGCCCAGGATGGTGCCACCGTTGCTGTTGCGATCGCGCTCGCCGAACACGTCGCGAAAGCGACCATAGTTGGGGCAGTAAACCGCCTTACCTACCGGGCCGCGGACGCACTGCCCGGCGATGCCCGTGATTCGATTGCGCTGGCCCTGCGTGGGAACTGGGGGCGCCAGCTCCTGGACGTAGACGCCTGGAGCGCCCTCCTGGCTGAGCGAAGTGATAAAGCGCGGTGCGGGCATTGTCTACTCCCTGGTGAGGGTGCCATCCTGGGCGACTGCGTATCGCTCCAGGTTGAGCAGGTTGGCGATATCGGCGGGCGAGTTGACCGCAGACATGTCGGTAGTAAAAAGGAGACCGGCGGTCTGCATGACTGGGGCGAACCGTGGCACCAGCATGTCCACATCGAGATCAAAGTGAATCCAACTCCACAAGCGCTCGGCAAAGGCGTACTCGGCAGTCCACTCGGACTCCATGACGTGCAGCGCGAAGTACCACGGCCACGGCAGCACGTATCCCAGCACGCGGAGTTGCGAGACCTGCACCAGGAGGCGACCCACGGCGATGTCGTCCTGGTAGAAGATGGCACTGGCGCGATTCTCCAGCTCCTCGCGCTTGAGGGGCAAGCGTGCACCGCACCAGATGCGCCCGGTGCACCGCGCCGTACCGACGCGCGCCAGTGTTGTGCTGCTGTCCAAGCGAGCGGCGCGCGCGGTGGGCAGTAGTGTCAAGTCCATGGCAGCGCCAACCAGCGGATTGCCATTCGCGTCTTCGAGGATCTCGTCGCTCTGCGTGATGTCGTGCGCGCAGTGCTCCACCCACACGGCCATGGCCGGATAATCCGGCGCAGTGCTGGGCGGCGCGGCGATGACCTCTGGGGGCTGCGCTAGTGCGAGCTGCGCTTGCAGCACGTCAGCCACGGCCTGCGCGATGACGGTCCGCGCGATCATGCCTTCCTCCGCAGCAGTCGCTCGACTTCTTCGGCGAAGAATACCTTGGCGAGAGGCAAATGGCGCTTGAACACGTAGCGGGGCTTGGCACCGTGCACCTTGATGTGCTCTGCGATGGCGTACGCGATGCTCAGGCTCTGCTGGTCGATGCCCAGGCTGTGCGCGCCTGCCGTGCGGACGTACTCGCCGGGACCCTTGGTCACGCGCTCCATCCCACTCTTGGTGTACCTGACGCTCTCCCGCACGGGACCGAATTTTTGGACGCGCAGCACCGGTCCACTACGCTGGACGCGGATGTTCTTCCGCAGGTCGCGCGGCCCGATGTTCTCCACGCGTCCCGTGGGGCCATGCACGCGTTGCCTCACCGGCCCTGATACAGCGTGCAGCTTGGTCTTTACCCAGCGGGCGATGGCCTCCACACCCTCGCGACTGACGGGATGTGGACGCGCGCCTAATTCGATGATGCCCGCGTGCGGCGCATCGTCGGTGACCACGGCACCCGTGGCCGTGCGGCGCACCTTCAGGCGATTCTTCATCATGCCCTGATAGGTGATGCCCTCCGAGTCCAGGACGTCAGCAATGAGCGCCGCATAGCGCCGCGCCGCGCCAAGCGCGCCCTGCATCACCACCATGTGCCCGCGCTTGGCCTCGCGCAGGAGCGCGGGACCGAGCTGACTCGGCTTGATGTTGACGACGGTCACGGCGCGTCCACTCCATCCAGGTTGCCCATCGCGCTGGTCTGCTCCAGGAGCAGGTACCAGTCCGTCTGGTCGCCCGTCTTATCGCCGCGGCGGGGAATCGGTCCACCCGCCAGGACGTACCACTTGTCCTGTTGGCGCTGGCCATGGAGTTCACGCACCCGGTATGCGACCTCTTGATTCTTGGCGGGGCGCGGAGCCAGTTCTGCCTCGCTGTAGCGCAGGCTCACTTGACTGAGCGTCACCTGGCCAGACTGCTCGCGGCCTGCGGGTCCCATGCGATCGTGCGTCACGCGACGCACCTGCGGCGTGGGATCCAGCAGCAGTTCTTCGTCGATGTAGTTGCCCTCACCGCGGGTGCGCCCGGACCAGGTCCGGGTTATCACGGCCACCGACCAGGGTCGCGTGCCCAGGGCACCGTGCACGGAGCGACGAATGTCGTCGACCACCCCCACCAGCGCGTCGGCCAGGGGTGCGTCCACGCCATCCGGGATGTCGCTCTCGGGCACGGTCTACCTCAGCGGTACCCCAGGCGCTGGGTACCCGCCGCGAGGATGCTGTAGCTGCCGCCACCGGCCAGCGCACTGGCCGTGACACGCAGCTGCTTGGCAGCCAGAGCCATACCGCTGGCATCGGAGAGCGTGATCTCCTTCGCCTGGTTGTTGCCCGCCGCGAAGCTCGCCTCGCTGAGGTTGGCGTTGGCGCTGGTCCAGTTGACGCCATCGATGGTCTTTTCGATGACGAGGGTCACGGTACCCGCGTCCACCAACTGGTTGACGAACAACGAGATGTTGACCAGGTCCTGGACGTCCACGACCATGACGTCGTTGGCAGCGTCGATAACACCGGTGGCGCCGGTATCCACGGTGGGGGTGCCGGCGCGCGTGATGAACTTGCCGTTACCGAGTTGAGCGATCATGGAAGTCCTCTGTAGCTTGGCGCCGCTGGGTGCGCAGCGTCAACGGTGGGATG